AGAGCGCCTTGAATAAAAGCTGTGGCTGTTATATGTACCGGGCAACAGATGAAATATATGGAGATGCAAGGTGGCACCCGTCCATCCACATGCCGAAAGAAGCTGCGCGTATCTGGATTAAAGTTGCGGATGTGAGAGTGGAGCGGTTGCAGGAAATCACACCACAAGGAGCGTGGAAAGAGGGTGCGAGATGCTCTTGCCTGCATCCTGTACCAGATTGCGCAGGAAATAAAACAGCTTTTGTTAATATTTGGAACAGTACAATTAAGAAATCTGATATAGATTGCTACGGCTGGGATGCAAATCCTTATGTATGGGTTATCGAGTTTGAACGGTGCGAGAAGCCGGAAGGAGTGTGATGGTATGAGCAAAAGCAGAGCTAGTAAAATGAACGGCTATCGTAGCATGGTAAGCCGTCAGAAAAATGATGTTTTTAAGTTTAAGCCTAAGAAGAAAAAGAAAGGGTGATTGTATGGCTAAAGCAGTTTTGGTTATGGATATGCCGGGAACCTGTTGTGATTGCAGATTTTGCAGAGAACTGCATGAGGGAGTAGAGGCGTGTTGTGAGCTTGAAGATGAGCCGAACGATAATACACTGTGTCGGATGATTGATGATTATTGTTACCATAAGCCGGATTGGTGTCCGCTACAGGAATTGCCAGAGAAGAAAGAAACCTGGGTAACATTATCGTGTTATCCTAACGGTCGATGGACAGAAGATATGAAAGCAGGTTATAACACCTGCTTGGATGATATTTTAGGAGAAAGAAAGGAATAACGAATCCTCGGTAAACCGAGGTTGCAACTTAAATATTTATGGATTTATTGAAAGCGGGTGATTCAGAGTGAGCGGTGGAAGTTGGAACTATTTATATACAAAAGAGATTGATGACCTTATGCAGTACAGTAACATTGAAACATTAGAAGAAATGGCTGATTATCTCAATCAAAACGGATATGAAGATGTAGCAAAAGATACAAGGCGGTTAGTTGAATATATTAAATCAGCTAAAATAAGAGTGGGAACGCTCTTTGAAATACTAGGCCCTGTTTTCAAAGCTGTTGAATGGTATTGTAGTGGGGATTGGGGTAAAGATAGAGTTGGCAGGGCGATAGAAGAATATAGGAATGGAAAGGGCGATGTATAACGAAGATTTTAAGCAAGAAGAAATGTGAAGAAATCTTAAAAAGAATTACTGCAAATGAAATTATTCAGACTGAATACGGACTACGCGATATGGAAGCAGAAACAAAAGCAACAGGAAATAGAGCAGAAATAGCTTTTATTGTCGGTGGTATTAAGGGAATGAATAAGGTGCAGGGCACGTTAAGAAAAAGGTACAACAATAACTAAAAATCAAAGAAAGGAATAGGTTGTGCGCACATAAAATCGAGGTTTCCTTTTGGTAGATTTAGAATGAAAGTACATTGTTTATTTGAACAGTCAGGAACATTCAAGAACGCTTTCAAGAAGTATGGAATTGAAGCCTACGACTATGATATTCAGAATGAATTTAACGAAACCGACTATGTTACTGACCTTTTCGAAGAGATTGATAGGGGGTATCAAGGTGAGCCGAGTTTGTTTGATAAGATAAGTCTTGATGATTTGATATTTGCATTTTTCCCTTGCACTTATTTTTCAGACCAGGGATTGAGGCATCTAGCTTGCACGGCTTATCAGTACAGGAATTACACTATTGAGCAAAAATGTGAATTGGCAATGAAACGGCATAAGGAACTTGATTTGTTTTATGAAAAGCTGAATAAATTAGTGATAATTTGTCAGCGAGGTCATTTGCAAATTGTAATTGAAAATCCATTGAATACAAGTGGATTACATTACCTTACAAACTTCTGGTGCTTGAAGCCAAGTGTAATTGACAGGGATAGGACACAGAATGGGGATTATTACAAGAAGCCCACTCAGTATTGGTTTATTGGATTAAATCCTAAAAACAATCTTGTTTTTGAACCGTTGGAACAAGTAGAAAGTATGCCGCCAATACAATATATTACAAATAAAAACCCCTTGGGTATAGATAAAAAAACAGCAAGGTCAATGATACACCCACAGTACGCAGATAGATTTATCAGACAATATATTCTTGATAAGGAAATATGGAGTCAACAATAGTTTTATAGATTTTATCAATTATTCTTATGTTTTTAATATTGAAAACATATAAATATCAACCAATAAAATAAGGAGAAATGGCTTATGAAATTTACAAAATTCATTAAGCCAGAACTTGAACAAATCAAAGAAAATGCCAATTTCACGGAAGAAGAGGAGAGGATTTTCTCTCTTCTCTGCCGTGGTTTTTCACAAAAGCAAATATCCACAAAAGAAAATCTATCACTAAGAACGATAGAGCACAGAGTGAGAGATATAAAAGACAAAATAGAAAGAACGGGGGTATTTGATTGGATGAAAAAGAACTGTTGAAATATGCCGTTGATAGTGGTATTCTCGACATAGCACTTGTGCAGAAACAAGTCACTATGCAAAAGAGAGAAAAATTACTCAACAAAAACCCTTATAAAATCTATCAAGGAAAGGATGAGAACTGGTACTCATATCTGCCGGATGAAGTAAAAGGCAGACGTAAAATCAAGGCAAAGCGCAGAGAAGCGGTCGAGCAGAAAATCATTGATTATTGGAAAGAGAGAGAGGATGACCCTACAGTTGGGGAAATCTTCAACCGTTGGATTTCACAAAAGCTGGAACTTGAAGAGATAAGCAGGGCAACCTATGACAGATACTTAATGGACTTTCAGAGATACTTTGACGGTATCAAAGATAAGAAAATCAAAAGAATAGACGAATGCGACCTTGAAACGTTTATACGAAACAGCATCCATGATTTCAACATGACTTCCAAGGCATTCTCAAACTTCCGAACGCTGATTTATGGAATCTTTAAGTATGCCAAGCGGAAGAAGTATGTCAAGTTTTCCATTACATACACGCTGAAAGACATGGATATATCGCCAAAAGCGTTTAAGCACGTAGTCCGAAAGGCAAAAGACCAAGTATATATGCCGGATGAAAAGGAACGCATGGAGATGTACTTAAGGAATCACTTGGATATCGTAAACCTTGGGTTGCTATTCATGTTTAAGACAGGAGTCCGTGTCGGTGAATTGTCGGCATTAAAGCGTAAAGATGTTGAAAACTACACGGTTGCAATCAATTCCACAGAGACACGTTACCGGGATGATGATGGTTTTCACTATGATGTCAAAGATTTTCCGAAATCAGAAGCCGGATTGCGATTTGCCATATTGCCGGATAAGTACAAATGGATTCTTGATGAAGTACGAAAGAGAAATCCCTTCGGGGAATATCTATTTGAGAGAGATGGAGAACGGTTGAAATCCTACAACTTTCGTGAACGTTTGCGGTACATCTGTGAACACGAACTGCGAATGAAAGTGAAATCTCCGCACAAAATCCGAAAGACGTATGGAAGCATCTTGCTTGACGGAAAAGTGAAAGAGTCCACAATCCTTGATACTATGGGGCATACAGACATTAGTTGCACAAAAGATCATTATTATTTTGATCGTACCGGAATTGAGGAAAAGAGACAGGAACTTGACTTAATCGAAGCATTATGAGTCCCTAGTACTCAAAGGTACTCAAAGAAAAATTGAAAGAATGGCTATTTTAAGCCATTTCAAGGCAATTACTTTAGGGTTCGATTCCCGTACGGACTGTTTTAAAAGTCGCATAAACACTGTGTTTGCGGCGTCTTAAGAAAATTGGTACTCAAAATGGTACTCAAAAACTGAACACAAAAGAAAGGAGTCTGCACAAGTGCTTTAGATTCTTTTCTGAAAATGGTAGACTTGGAACGCTTTGAGCGTCTTTTTTTATTGCGGTTTTTCTGCTTATTTTTTGCGGAAGAACCGTATTTTTTTATGCAAAAATATAAGCATAGGAGGGATGCGGAATGTTATTTACAGACGAAATTCTTGAAAAAATCTTAACAAGAGAAGATGTGTCAAAGGTTCCGCTTGTGTATCAGTCAGCTATGATTCACGCAATCAAGGAAGTATTGGAGGAAGAGAATGTATCAGATGCAAAATCAGAATATGGCGTTTAACCCAAACCCAAGCTATGCCGCATATCAGTATAACCCAATGCAGAGGTTTCAACAACCAGATCCACAGATTCCGCAGATGCAACCGCAGTTCCTTGGAATCCAAGGAAAAGTAGTGCAGTCGGAGTCAGCAATCATGGCAAATGATGTGCCTATGGATGGAAGCGTTGCGTTTTTCCCGATGCAGGACATGAGCGCAATCGTTGCAAAACAATGGGATGCCAATGGAACAATCAGAAAGACCGTTTACAAGCCTTTTAATGAGCAGATGGCAGATTCTTCGATTGATGATAAAAGAATTGAAATAGGGCTGTCTGACGATGCGACAAGGGTTATTACTGACAAATTGGATTGCTTGTTTGGAAAGATGGAAGAGTTGGAAGATAAGTTATCTTCGCAAACGCAAAGAAAATCTTCACGAACACAAAAGGAGAGTGAGTCTTAATGAATCCTATGCAGATGTTACAGGGAATGAAAAACCCACAGCAGTTTTTACAACAAATGATGGGGAATAACAGCGTAATGAGCAACCCCATGGCTAGAAATGCTATGCAGATGGCACAAAAAGGAGATTCCAAGGGCATCGAACAGATGGCTAGGAATTTGTGCAAAGAAAAGGGAATTGACGCAGATAAGGCTTTTGAGTCGTTTAAAAGCCAATTAGGAATGTGATACTAATTCTTGCAAGATTATGTATATAAAAATGAATTATGGAGGTAAATTCTATGTTTAACACAGGTAATTGTGCATCCGTTCCTCTTGTTGCGAACATTGACGGAAACGGAAATAACAATGGATGGGGCGCAGAAGGCTCATGGTTATGGTTCATTATCGTTATCTTCGCTATCTTCGGATGGGGTGGATTCGGTAACGGATTCGGAGGAAACGGAATGAATGGTGGCGTCGGAAGCGAAATCCAGCGTGGATTTGATAATCAGGCGGTTGTGTCAAAACTTGATGGCATTACAAACGGACTTTGTGACGGATTCTATGCAGTGCAAACCGGCATGAATGGCATCAACACAAACATTTTGCAGACCGGATTCGGCATTCAGCAGGCTATCAATGCTGATACAGTCGCTAATATGCAGAATACCAATGCATTACAGTCACAGCTTGCTAACTGTTGCTGTGAAACAAGAGAAGCTATCCAAGGCGTAAACTACAACATGGCAACTAACACTTGCGCGTTGCAGAACACCATGAACAGCAACACGAGGGACATTATCGACAGCCAGAATGCAGGAACACGCGCTATTCTTGATTATCTCTGCAATGAGAAAATCTCTAGCTTACAGGCAGAAAATAATGATCTGCGTAGAGCAGCTTCACAGGATCGTCAGAGTGCATTACTTACAACTCAGATGGCAGCTCAGACACAGCAGATTATCAATGCAGTAAATCCGTCTGCTATCCCGGCATATGTTGTACCTAACCCAAATGCTTATGCATATGGATGCGGATGCAACACCGGTTGTGGCTGCTAAAACTAAATAATTGAGTATCTTAATTGAGTTTAACTCGATCATGTCTGCTAAGCAGTATTACTTATAACCAAAGGGCAGACTATAATGTTTGCCCTTATTTTATGAAAGAGAGGTAAAAATAATGGAAGTAACAGGAATTGCATTACAAACCGTTGCTGCTGGAGAAGATGTTGCATTTACAGAAACGGCAGTGAACGGAACAAAATGTATCGTACACAGACAGGGAAGTGGAATTATCAAGTTAAGAGGTATCACAAATCAGTGTAAGGCTAGATTTTTGGTATCGTATTCCGGCAACATTCAGATCCCGACAGGCGGAACAGTCGGAGAGATTTCTCTTGCAATCGCGGTTGATGGAGAACCTTTGCAGTCAACAAAGATGATCGTAACCCCTGCGGCAGTTGAGAATTTCTTTAATGTATCAGCACAGGCATATGTTGATGTACCTTGTGGCTGTTGCAGTACAGTAGCGGTGCAGAATACATCTACACAGGCTATTGAAGTACAGAACAGTAATTTGATTGCAGTAAGGGAGGCTTGATATTATGCATAAATTTGCGAAACAGATTATGGATTGCGTGAAAGCCCACGTTGACGGCATCGGAATCGAGAATTTTGAGGGTCAGAACCTTGATGATCTCAAGGATTGGACGGAGATTGCAAAGAACATCGTGTGCTTTGACAAGGACTATAACATTGTTGAAGCAATGAAAAAGTCTGAAAACGAAGAAATCATGCGCATGGCGGAAGAATTTGGGGATTATCCGGGAAGAAGATACTACAATGAGTACCGGTACTCAAATGGCAGATTCGCACCGAAGGGGCGCGGAACACGCAGAGGATATATAGAACCGCCATATTATCATCAGATGCCGGAAGATTACCACGAATGGGAGAGAATGCCGGAATACGACCGAATGAGAGACCTTGACCGAATGAGTATGGGAAAGATGTATTATTCAGAGCCTATGAGCGGAAATAACGGCATGAGTACCGGTACTCACGATGCAAGAGAGGGCAGAGCCGGTATGAGCCGGAGAAGTTACATGGAGACAAAGGAAATGCATAACGGAAATTCACCGGAAGATAAGGACGCAAAGATGAAAGAACTTGAAAAGTACATGAAATCTCTTTCTGAAGATGTGACCGAACTATTTTCCGGTATGTCCCCGGAAGAAAAGCAGTTGACCAAGACAAAGCTGACTACGCTTGTCACGAAAATGTAATAGAGAGGGCATTTTGCCCTCTTTGTTTGCGAGGTGGTAAATTGTTCACGATAAACAATGAAATGTGGAATTTGGTCAAAGTATCGCGTTATAGCGATATGCTACAGAGAAGTGATGGAAGCAGAACGGTAGGCATGACCGACAGAGACACGAAAACGATATATCTTGCGGATGATCTACGCGGAAGGTTCCTTGACCGTGTGTTATGTCACGAATTATGTCATGCGTTCTGTCTTTCGTATAATGTATACATAGATATTGATACAGAGGAAATTGTAGCAGACTTCTTGGCTACATACGGAAGAGAAGTATTTGAAATAGCAGACAGACTATTGATTGAACTTATGGAGGTTGCATAATGGATAAAATTTCAGAACTCTTACAGTACGTGCACCGGACGAATCCGGAAATGACTAGGGAAAGGCTGATAGAAGAGTTAAGCAAAAGCGACTATGCGGCGCGGTCTTTGATTTTTACGAAAGAAAACATCGTTTCGCTAGGGCAAAAATAAATCCGGCGGTTTGAATCGCCGCCGGATAAATATATTATTCGTTTGGTAACAAGTCTGTTTTGCCATTTGTAAGGAACTTTGCGCAACACGCGAATCCAGCAATAAAAGCCGCTTCTTGAATGTCGCAAACACCATCCCTTATCTTATCGCTAATGTCGTTATACAGTTTTTCGCTCAACACATCCTTAAGGCTGTCAACCGAATCATACATCTTGTAGCAAGCAGAATTGATAATTCTTACACTCTTTGAATTGTTTACATCGTTTGTGTCTAAAAAGTTTTCATAAGCAATTTTTAATAATTCTTCCATAATTGTTTCTCTCCATTTCTGTTTTGTGTTTTTCTTGATGAATATACAGTAACATATATAAGTTGAATATTCAACCGACAATATAACCAAAATATATAAGTTGAATTTGTGTGGCTATTGTGAATATTATATAAGTTGAATATATGATTATACGCATAGCTGATTATATAACTTGAATATTGACATATTTAACGATAATTGATAATATGTTTATATAAATTGAATATTAAAAGAGGTGAGACAATGGCAAAAACTCCAGAGTATACAAAGAAAGCTATTCAGAATTACAATAACAAGTTTGACAGAATAGCAGTTAATTTACCAAAGGGGACAAAAAACAGGATAAAAGTATTGACCGGAAAAAGTTGTAATGCTTATGTTTCTGAATTGGTTGTAAAAGATTTAAACAGCTTAGAAAATAAGTAATTTGTTGGTAAAACGGAAATGATTTGTTCAAAAACTAAAGAGAAAGGAGAAAGCAATGGAGGAATTAGAAAAATTGGAAATTCCAGCAATCAAAGTTTGGGATTCTCAAAGGGTTGTAACTTTTAATGATATAGACAGAGTACATCAAAGACCTAACGGAACGGCAAAGCGTAGTTTTAAACAAAATAGAAAACATTTTATTTTGAACGAAGATTACTTTGAATTAACAAGAAAAGAGTTCGGGACGAATTTCGTCCCTAATTCCGAACCGTTAAAAGGGAACCCGAATTTGAAAGTCTTTTTATTTACAGAAACAGGATATTTAATGCTTGTAAAGTCATTCCATGATGATTTGTCTTGGAAAGTGCAAAGAAGACTTGTAAGCTCATATTTCAATTGTGGAAAGTTGCAAAACGAAGTGATAAATCGAAGTGATGTACCGCAACCGCATGAAGGTCATTATCCATCGTTGGCTAACACTTGGATGAAAGACCATGAACCTCTATTTAAGCAGATTTGTAGTGCCTATGGGATCAGCAGAAAGGAACTGTACCACAAGATATTGTTGGATATTGGGGATGATTATAATGTTGATGATTATAGAGTTTTCTATAAGCGTGATACCGGACACGCGCCAGAGTATATCATGGAGGTTGTATCGTTTTATCCAGAATTAAGGGAAGCGGCAGAAACTATCATACAGATACACATGAATAGAGTTAGAAGGTACCCAAAAGAGTATTTAGGGCATATATATAACAGATAAAAGATAATTCACAAACAAAGGGCAGCTTTTCCGGCTGCCTTTTCTTTTTTGCCATGTCCAAAATCAACAACGTGTCCGGGCATATCTTACAAAATCTCCGAAAAACCGTAAACAAACTATAAAACTTTTTTAAATTTTTATAAACAAGGTTAGTCGTATTGAGTCTTTGATAAGCCACAAAATGATAGAATAGTATCAGTTTTTGGTAAAAATCGTCTGACAATCGTCTGACATAACACGACACAATCGTCTGACGTCGCTTTTTCAGAACTATGTTTCTCTTTCTCTATCTTTTTCTTAATCTTTTAAATTAATAATAATATACTGTATTTAAAGCCTATAGATGTAGAGTAAGTGTATATCCGCATATGCGCGCGGCGTAAATATATATACTCACTGTCTCTAGGCGTGATAATTTTCCGGTTGACTTTTATCGTGAAAATAGTGTATACCAAAAGCATAAAGATAAACGGATTGGAGGTGTGAATATATGCAGGATGTAGAGAGCGTAGATCTTACAAGCCTTATAGTGGATCTAGGTACAGTACAGATATACACATCAACTGTACAGGATTTAATAGACAACGCTTGTATAGAATTTCACATCGATGATCTGTTAAAAGCTGGACAGAGACAATGGAAAGCTGTAATGCAGTATGTTGGTATGCATTTATTCCCGGATACATCGGTACTAAAAGATAAGAGCTTAAAACCTATTGGTAATGCAACTATACCAACTAACTGTAACAGATACGACAGAGAGGTATTATATAAACTCTGTGATTATTATATATATATATCCAATGTGTACAGTAAACTAGTGAGTACAGTAGCATTCAGTTATTTTTGCAATATACCAACAAACACAATGGATATATGGAGTACAGAAGAACCAAGTTCGTTGGCTTTCAAGATGTGGCAAAAATTGCAGCGATCACGCAAGGATTGCATCCTCGATCGTGCGTATGACTCCAACAGCCCTGTGGGAACCATGTTCGTGGGCAACAACGAGTTCGGCATGAATCAGCCCGGTATCGGCGATAATGCCACCCAGAGAAGAGCAATCACAGCGCAGGAGCTGCCAAGATTGGACGAGAAAAAGAGTCAAGAATTGCACGTAATTGACACACAATTCATAGATGCAGAGGTAAATAATACAGTTTAAATTGTGTGTGATTATTCTACAATTCACAAACGTAGTAATATCAAGGATTGTAGCGTTTTAACTATTCGTGAACTATTCGGAAAAGTGGAGTTAAACGAATAGTTATGCCTAGGGCATATGGAATTGTGCTAAGTGTTTGAGAATGATAAACAATTCTAGCAAAGCAAACGAACCAAGCAAAGCAGCGCAAACAATCGCCCTGAATGCATGGGGGAGGGGGTCTGACAGAGGGACCACTGGGCGGCTACTAAGTCCCTTAAATACCTCAAAAAATAAAAAGCCACTTACAACAACACCCATTGACTTTCACCGTAAATAGGCTATAATAAATTTATAACAATTCACTTTCACGTTGCGAATCGCAACTAAATTTCCAAAAATTTTTTAAAAACAAAAAGAGGTCAAGCACTATGGGGCATTGATTGAGTATATTCGTTCATGTCTCTGTAAGCATGATTGGGAGCTTTTGTTCAATACAGACATCGTGGATGGCGATAAGTTATTTAATAGCATAAAAGTGTATCGTTGCAGGAAATGCGGCTTAGAAAAACGATACAAGGCTAGATAGGAGAGCGAGCATGTTAGATACCAATAGTTGTTGTGGCACTTGCGAATACAGCACATACGACAAAACAAACGGCTATGTTTGCGCGAATGACAAAAGCGATTATGTTTCTGATTTTGTGGAATTTAACCATGTATGCGATGAATGGGAGGGAAAGAGGCAATGACAGTAATTTCGCAGAAAAAAGATTTTGCGTTCAATTTCGATTCAAACGTTATTGCGCAAAGAGGAGAATACATATATCTTCACATTGACGGAAGAGATGTTGAGATTGGAAAATACGAGTCGCAGGAACGCGCACAAGAAGTGCTTAAAGAGATGATTGAAAAGAACGTTATAGAGGTTGCCTATTATATGCCGGAGGTGTAGGAATGGATATTATCAAAGCAATTATATCAACGCTTGATTTTCTACTGATTGTATTATTTTTAGATTTTGCGATAACAGAACGAAAAGACAAAGCGCAAACAGTTGGGTTTACTTCTCTTTCCCTGCTGATTGGTTCTAACATACTTTTGATGTGGAGTTAATACATGGTAATTTATGATCCGATATTTGGTATTCGCTTTCTGCCGCCAATTTTGAGCGTGGTCGAAAGAATACATATAACAAAATCAAAGGAACCGGACAGCACCGGAGATTTACTCAATCTGGATAGTGACGCCGAGCACCAGAGCGAGAAATCGGAGCATCCGGTATAGCTTAAGTTCGCGGGCAATGATTCTTGGCAGTTGGGTGTTGGCGCTTGAATCATGTTCGCGGACGAAAAAACATTGGGCTATCGCCAAGCGGTAAGGCACAGGATTTTGATTCCTGCATTCATTGGTTCAAATCCAACTAGCCCAGCTTGACCGTTTGCAAGTAGGCGATCAACATATGCTTATTCATAATAAGGCATATATGAACCCATTGACGTTGTTTCGTTCATCTGGGTTCTCCTTTCACCAACTAGGACGCTTTCTGTTAAGGGCGGTGCGAGACCGTCCGGTTGGTTTTTGACGGTGGCAGAGAGGATATTGCTAATACATAAGGCTTGATAGTGGTCGGGTGGTTAATGCCGCGGAGGACGCTTGTCGGAATGCAAGCTACGCGAGGTTCAAATCCTCGCTCGTCAAAGACGGTAACGCACAGAGATGTGGAATGAGACGGTTCTGTGCATGATTGTGAGTTTGGGCGGTTGGTTTCTAGCAATCAAAGAGTTGTCGGTGAAAAGCTGTAAACCGGAATAGTGTAACGCATAGCACGTAAAACATATTGCTAACCGTCTTGTGGCGGTTATGATCGGTTAGTCGAGCGGTAAGACACCACCCTTTCACGATGGTAACACGAGTTCAAATCTCGTACCGGTCACTATATTGGGATTTAATTCAGTGGCAGAAGACACGGCTTATATCCGGGTTGTCGCGGGTTCGATTCCTGCAATCCCAACGATAGGTCTTGCGTATTCTTTAACAGGAGTATGCGAGTGGTTATAAAAGAAACGCACAACAAACAGGCTGCGAGTAGGAAGTACAACAAAAGCAGTTCAGACAGGACACTTGAAAATATCCCTATGCGTTTGGTAGCCTTTGATCAAGTGCATCTTGTCAATTTTGCAGTGTTCCCATAATGGTATTGGAGCCGGTTGCTATCCGGTCGGGCGTTTGTTCGCCTTGTGGGTTCGAGTCCTACACACTGCGCTAACTTACGACAGGGGTGAACCTTGCCGTAAGCGGTAGAAAGTCCGCATGAAATTGTACAAAAGTAGCGACAAAAGCAATTTCGAGTGTAGCGGTTTCGCTATAGCCGCTATATTTGCCGTGTGTCCGGTTGGTCGAGGGTGCTGTCTTGAAAATCGTTGGCTGTAAAAGGCTTGCAGGTTCAAATCCTGTGTACGGCGTGCGTTGCTGAAGGATGCGACCAGTGGTTGCTATTGAGAAGTGAAAATTCTAGAAAGTATCTTTGTTGAGATAGCGACAAATCCTCTTGTTTTGGAAAGAAATGAAAAAGTTTGACCGTTTCAAGTTTCAAAAAATCGTGACAACTTTATGTGCGCTTGTCTGTTGGCCAGAATGAGGTCTCCAAAATCTCTAACGAAAGTTCGATTCTTTCCGGGCGTGCTTATCTTTATCTCCACTTAGTCGGGTACTACTGCAATAGTTCCGGTCGATGGGAGACTTATGGATGATAGCGGTATCATTGGAAACAGAAAACCCTTCCGTGATTAGAAATTGCAGATTTGAAAGCGGTTGGCCAGGGTTCGATTCCCTGTGCCGTTATTCGATGATAAAAACATTGTGGAATATTTATATCAAACAAAAGACACGGAATCTCATGAGGATTCCGATTTTTGCTATGATTTGGGGCGTAAGAATGTGTGAATTTTGCCGGAATAAAAAGAAAATCATTGATGGTAAAGGAAATTTAGTTCTTTTTGGAGCTGAAAATAACATGATTTTCGACAATAGCGATGGAAAAGAGGTTGCAGGAGCCGTAAAAATTAATTTTTGCCCTATCTGCGGCAGAAAGTTGGTGGAAGCATGAAACATCAAAAAGAATGGCGCACTTGCGACAGGTGCGGTGCAGAAATTGAAAAAGGAATACTGTGTGGAAATTTGATTACACAGAACAGCACTTTTAATACTGTATACGACTTGTGCCCTAAGTGCATGGAAGATTTTGAGAGGTTTATGAGAAATGACTGTTAATATGGGAACCCAAACCTATGAAATGAGCCGAAAGCAGACAAAAGCTATCCTTGGAACGGCTAAGAAACTTGCAAATTGCAACATATACGGCATTGAAAAAGGCAATGTGGTGATTATGCTGAATGAAAAGTATGAGGACGATATGAGCCTTAAAAAAGCCGTAGAGGAGTATAAAAAGAAAGGGTTCAAGGTGCATTGGAAATGAGGGAGAGAATACATTGCCTTATTTTTGACAACAGGGTAAAACATAATACCAGAAAATTGTACGAAAAAGAGATGCTTTTTTATATCAAGCATTTTCTTAAACACAAAAAAGAGTTTAATATGTCATATTTTGACATCATAAAACAGGCGAGAGGAATTGCTAAAGGGCATTGCGAGTTATGGCTTGAAGTTCGGGCGACTCATGACGCTTGTAAGGGAATTAGATATTGAATTAAAACTTATTATTGGGGGAATAAATGAAGAAAACACGTTCAAAAATCATAATCAAAACTAGAGCTGGCGGTTATACAAAGATTTATGCTAATGGAAAATGGCAAAAGGGAGTGTATAATCTTGATTTCCATGCTGACTGCAAGCCATTGAGATACCCAAGTGTAAAAGTTTCTTGCGAATTTGATAAGAATAAGACTAATAAAAACGGTTCGGTTATTTACGACCCGGAAAAAGAAGAAATTGCAAAAGAACACGTAGTTGCAAGGATTTAGGGAGTAAGATTATGAAAATATCAGAGATGAATAACTGCATTGAAGAAATGCGAAAATGCTACAATTTTAAAGATGATGAAACAGAAATAAGGCTTGGTAGTCAGATAAGAACGTTTGCTTCGGAAGTTTGCATTGCAACAAAGGATGAAAACGGAACAGTGATTGAAATGTCAAGAACAGCGGATAGATTAGAAAAATCCGACACTTGTTTGTGACGAAAGGAGATTTTATGAAGAAGAAAATTATAGCAATTGTATTAGGATTGACATTGTGCTTGGGAATGACCGGATGTACAAAAGGTAATATTGAACCTGAAAGTAGTTACTTTGCAAATAAATATATAGATTTAGTGACAATTTATAAAGACGATTACTATAATACCGAAGTTCTCTATGATAAAAATACAAAAGTAATGTATTTTGTAAAATGGAGTGGTTATCAATTTGGAATCACGCCTATCTATAATTCAGATGGAACAGTGAAATTATATGATGGAGAATAGAGCATAGGAAACCGAAGTTTCCTCCGGATGATAAGAAAATAAGAGAGTGCATAAATGTACTTGAAAACAGAATTGATGAATTAGATAGATAATCAGACCAAGAAAATAGTCTTTAAATAATTTCCGAAACACTAAGAGGTGCGTACAATATTGGTGTGCTAAGAATAGCTTTTACTACCGACTACGCATATTACCGGCTAACAAATGGAGTTAGTCGCTAACCTAGAAAAATTATAGGCAGAGGTCAAGGCACTTCTGCTTTTTGCGGAGGTGCTTTTTATTTGGCTTCAAAGCAGTTAATCAATGCAGTAAATGGATATGAAAACTACATACAGAGAAAAGGCGTTGATGAACAGGTAATAGATGCCTTTTTGAAAGCGTGCAATGTGGCAATTCGGACGGAAAAAGACGTTGACTACGGATTGACTATAACCGAAAGAACAAAGGCTTTAATCAACGAATTTACGCAGAAAAATGCGGGAGGTAGCATATGGGAACTTGAACGATATGCGCAGGATCACGACATTAAAGGCGGATACAAACTTGTGAATCAGTTCTATGAAGTCTTGCGATTAGAGAGCTTTTATCGTTTCGAGAGCTTTATTTACTTTATGGAGCGCAAAAGAAATTGGAGTAAACGGTTTTATTATCCACGCCGCAAGACGCTGAATATAGTTGCCCAAGATCTTGAAGATTTGGAAAACAGGAAGATTAAATTTTACGGATTGTCAATGCCATCGCGTGTCGGTAAATCGACTATCTGTATTTTCTTCCTTGCGTGGGTAGCTTTGCGCAGACCAAACAGTCATAGTGCTATGGGCGGTCACTCTGGTATTTTGGCAAAAGGATTTTACAAGGAACTGATGAATCTTTTTACCACGGAAGAATATACGTTTGCTGAACTTTTTGCTTATTGGCATCCGGAATACGCAAACACAACGCTTCCGACAGACAAGAGCGCGGACGAATTTACGATCACGCTTGGAGATCCGGACAGATTCGCAACCGTAACGTGCCGTGGTATTGACGGAACATGGACAGGAGCGGTCGATGTTTCAAAAGATGGATATTTGTATGTCGATGACTTGGTTCGTGATCGAGAGCATTCATTAAGTCCTACTCGAATGGAAAACACATACCAAGAGTACCTAAACAAGATGGTTGACCGTAAAAATGACGGTGCAAGGGAATTGATGGTTGGTACTCTTTGGAATGTTTTAGATCCATTGGAGCGCATGAGAAAGCAATATGAGCATGATCCACAATACCGATTCCGTAAGATTCCGGCACTTAATGAAAATGACGAAAGCAATTTCGCGTATGAAATCAACGGATTTTCCACGGAATACTATCGGGATATGCGAGATAAGCTTGACAATGCCGAATGGATGGCTAAGTTTATGCAGCAACCATATGTCCGCGAGGGATTGCTTTATACGGATTTGAGACTGTTTAACGGAATCCTACCGGACGGAGATTTCCGGCGCATCGGAGTTGTGGATGTCGCCTGGGGCGGCGGCGATAGCTTGTCAATGCCGATAGGGGCAGAATATGAAAACGGTGATGTTTATATTTACGATTGGGTATTCAACAAAGGCCCGAAAGAGGTAACAATCCCTCTTGTTGTCGGACGAATTATTGGGAATGAGATTCGGCAGACAAGATTTGAGGGAAATACCGGAGGAGATCTGTATTGCCAATATGTAGATGAAAAGTTGCAGAAACAGGACTATAAATGTTCATGCACAAGCAGAAAGGCACCAAACAAGGTTGAAAAATTATCAAAGATCATAGCATATTCCGGGGATGTTAAGAGAAAATTCATATTTCTTGATACGCACCGACCGACGCAGGAACAAATGAAGAAAGATTCAGATCTTGGAGTAACGAGATATTGCAGAAATGACGAATATCAAGCGGCTATGGACGAATTGCAGATGTTTGTAAGTATTGGAGGTAATGAACATGACGATGCAGCGGACGGTTTAACTCAGCTTGAAATGTTTATAGAAAACCCAAACAATACCGCAAAGGTAGAAGCGGCAGTAAACCCATTTAGGAGGTATTAGGATATGACAACAGACAAATATCTTTCACAGATAAGCAGAATAGACCATGCGATTGCAAATAAGCTGGAAGAAATCAAAAGGCTATCCGATATGGCAACATCTATATCCATATCTCCAAAAGAGGTAGATGTACAATCATCCGGCAACCCCGACAAAATGGGGAGCGCGGTATCAAAGATTGTTGATTTGCAGAATGAGGTTCAGACGCTTGTAGATGAATTGGTTGATAAAAGACGGATTATCATATCACAAATTGACAGTATGGATAATACAGATGTGTATATCGTGCTTTCATCACACTACGTTAATGGAAAAGATTGGAACTTGATTTCCGTTGAGATGAAATATTCCTACAGGAACATTATGAAACTTAGGAAAAGAGCACTGCAGGAGTTTGAAAGACGTTATGGACAGCTTTATTCTGAAAAGAGTGCATAAAAGTGCACAATAGTTCACATTCTTTCACAACATTTCCCAAAACTTGCATGGTATACTAAAAGAGTAGAAAAACAAAATCCTACAACCCCAAAAGCATATAACCCGTAAAAGGCACTGTCAGAAATGGCGGTGCCTTTTTTGTAAGAAAGAGACTTCTATGGAAAAAGTAACTATGTATTGCCCGGATTGCGGAAGAATTGCCGGACATTATGATGGGAGATCTACGATAGATCATCCGTGTAAATGTAAAAAATGCAATCATATTGTAATTTATCGCGTGGCAACAGGCAAAATTGAAACAAAGCCAATACCAAAACGCGCTTGCAGTAGTGGAGTTTTATTTATATGAATACACAGTATTTTCATGACCTTGTAAAAGGCAGATACGGAAGAAAAATTGCATATGCTAACGTAGAACAGATTACGGCAGACAATATCAAAAAAGTTGTCGGAAACTGCATTGGTGCATTTTATTTCAACAAGACGGTCATTCGGTATCTGTGGAACTATTACAAGGGCGATCAGCCCGTATTGTACCGAACAAAGATACAGAATGCGGATATAACCAATAAGGTGTCTGAAAACCATGCCTATGAGATTGTTCAATTCAAGGTTGGCCAGACTTACGGTGAGCCAATTCAGCTTATCAGTAGGAAAGACGATGATCGTATAAACAATGCGGTTGATGAATTTAACGATTATCTTACCGATGCTAATAAGCAGGAAAAGGACATTAAGGCAGGAGAATGGCAATCCGCAACCGGAACATCATTTAAGGCAGTGCAGATTACAAAAAATGAAGATATTCCATTTAGAATTGTTGCACCGACGCCAATGAATACGTTTGTTATCTACAGCCGTTCCACAGAAGAACCACTTTTAGCAATCCAAGAGCTTAAGGATGCCGATGGACAGATGTATAAACTCTGCTATACGGACTCTTACGAATGCAAGATTGTGAACGGAGAGGTTCGAGATTGGAAACTGCATGGCTTTGGCGGAATCCCGATTGTTGAGTTTCCGAACAACCATGAGCGCATTTCTGATATTGAGCTTGTAATCGGACTATTGGATGCAATCAACACAATGCAGTCAAATCGAATGGATGGTGTTGAGCAGTTTGTTCAGTTTTGGATAAAGTTTGTAAATTGCGACATTGACCCGGAAACCTTTGAAAAAATGAAGATTTCCCATGCGCTGACGGTAAAATCCAATAATGAGCAGAATAAATCAGATGTTGACATTATGACACAAGAGCTGAACCAGACAGAGTGCCAAGTCGCAAAGGATGATTTGTGGGATAATGCACAGTCCATTCTTGCTATACCGACAAGAGAATCGCAAAATTCTGGTGGTGATACACAGGGGGCGGTATCTTTAAGGGCAGGATGGGACTTCTCTAAAACCAGGGCTAAACAAAAAGACCCGATAATAAAAACATCGGAAAAGAGATTGGCTAAAGTAATATTAAACGTAATAAGAATTAAAGACCATGATTTAGGGCTTACGGCAAGAGATTTTGATGTTCAAATCAACCATAGTCCTCTTGATAATTTATATACAAAAACGCAAGCACTCGATCAAATGTTAAAAGCTGGAATAAATCCAAGAATAGCAGTATCTACTTGTGGATTATGGGGAGATGCCGAAAAAGTATTTATACAATCAAAGCCATATTTCGATGTTTTGTATAAAACAGTAGATATGGTAAAAAAAGAAAATGAGAATACAAAAAAACAAGAACCGACAAGCTAATTCCTATCGGTTCTTGTTTTTACATAATCAGTTAAAATACTAACCATGAGATTGTTAAGAGAGCGAATTTCTTCTTTTGCAATAATCTCAAGAGAAGATTTAAGCTTCTTTTCCATAACAATTGTAGTTTTAACTTTACTTTCTGAAATTTTTCCTTGCGGCATATTATCACCTCTTTTTGTGTAGTATAAATTACCATCAAGTAATTGTCAAGTAACTTGCAAGTTGCTAGCAACTATGATATAATACATGTAAAGGAGATGATTATATGCCAGATAAGAAAATGGCAAGACATGTTACACATGGGTTGACAGGTAAAAGAGTTTATAAAACTTGGGAAAGCATGAAAGCATGAAAGCATGAAAGCAAGGTGCTACAATCCTAATGATGGGAAGTATGAGAAATACGGTGGGAGAGGGATTAAAGTATGCGAGGAATGGTTAGGGAAAGACGGGGCGAGGAACTTTGCGAAATGGGCTTACGAAAATGGTTTTGATGAAAATAAACACCAAAAAGAACAAAGTATTGACCGGATAGATGTAAATGGTAATTATGAGCCAAATAATTGCAGATTTACAGATGCAAAAATCCAAGCTAATAATAGAACAAATACTATCTTTCTTGAATATCAAGGAAAGACAAAATGCTTACAAGAATGGGCAGATGAAGTAGGAATATCAGAATCAACTATTCGTTGGAGATTGAATAACGGGTATTCAGCAGAAAAGGCACTGACTACCGAAGTAAAGAAAAATTCAAACGCAGGTAAGAGGTATTTGACATACAAAGGAGAAACAAAAACAGTTTCTGAATGGGCGAAGCATCTAGGATTTGACCCTAAAGTATTATATTCAAGAATAAAACGAGGGTGGTCAACAGAAAGAGCTTTAGAAACCCCAACTGGTGCCGACAAGTGGCATAAAACAAAATAATAAATTTAAAGATAAGACAGTCACCGAGTAATTGGTGGCTGTTTTTATTTTATAAATTTTGCACCTATGCGTGAAATAGGAGAAATCACAAGTTGAGCAACCAACGTAAAAAAGCGTAGTGAATCGGAGGTAATTATGACGAGAGAACAGGCAAAACAGAACCTTATTGCTATCGGAGTGGCAGAACCTACGGATGAACAGGTAAGCAATTATCTGAATCAAGTCAATGGCGAAACAAAGAAAGAGAAAGAAAGAGCCGATGGCTACAAGGCTAAAGCTGACACGGCAGATGGTTTACAGAAACAGCTTGACGAATTGCAGGCTGGAAATCTGACAGAGCTTGAAAAGGCAAATAAGGCATTAGACACAGCTAATCAGCAAATTGCAGAATTGAAGAAAAATAATGCTATTAGAGATTTGCGTGAAAAGGCTATGACCGATTTCAAAGTAACCGCAGAACAAGCAAAAACAATTGTAAAAGAAGATGGAAGCTTTGATACAGCCGAACTTGGAAAGATTATGTCCGAAAAAGAGACCGCCGCAGCGCAAGCCAAGGAACAGGAGATTGCAAATGGCAGTACGAATCCGGGCGGTGGCACGGCTGGCGGAAATAAAGACAACGAAAAGACAGCGGATGTCGAGAATGCTGAAAAGATTACTTTTGGAAGCAATTCAGCTACCGCAGAAGAAAAAAATCATTATGTAATTTAGGAGGTAAAAATCATGGGTAAGCCTATTGAAAGAGATTTTACTCAAGAACTTGGTATTTTAAAACATTTCCCTTATCTGGGAGCCGCTTGTATTGTTCCGCAGGCAATGGCAACAGGCGCAGATGCAAACGGAAAAAAGATCGTAAAAGGTGGAACGCCATTCCCATCCAACGATGAAAGCTGTGTCGGTTATCTGTTTAATGATGTTGACGTAACGATGGGGGATGCACCGGGAACTTACGTTTACGCGGGCGATATCGACAATGCGAAACTTACAAAGAATGGAGTAACTGTTGAGGAAACGGCAAAAGCCAAAACCCCAAGAGTTACTTTTTTTGATTAAAGAAAGAGGTGTAAATTATGGCATTACCATTAGCAGAAGCATTTACCGCAAGAAGTCTCGGTGTAATGTGGAATAACTATGAAAAGACTTTAGGTTCTCAACCTTATCTCGGCAGACAGAAGTTTGGTACAAGAAAGCAGGAGAGCCTTGACCTTAGATTTATTAAGGGAAAGAGCGGACTTCCGGTTTCTCTGAAAGCATCTAACTTTGACGCACAGGCAGAGTTAAGAGATGTTGGCGGTTTCTCTGATATCCAAAACGAGATGCCTTTCTATCGTGAGTCCTACATGGTAACAGAGAGAGAAGAGCAGGAATACGACAATTACAGAAACGCGGAGAACTCTTCTCTTGCGAATGATGTACTTCGTGAGATCAGCAAAAAACCTATGATGCTGATCGAGGGCGCGAGAGTCGTACCGGAGAGACAGATTTGGAGCTTGCTTGCACCGGCTGACGGTGTACCAAAGATTGATGTAAATATCGGAAAGAAGAAGTACACAGTCGAGTACACTTCTGACGGTGGCGTAGCACACAAGAAAGATCACTTTGTTGAGATTTCCGGTGAAAACGATAAGTGGAACGCTCCGGCAACGGCAACACCACTTGATGATCTTATCGAGACAAGACGTAACTTTGCTAAGAAAACCGGATATTCTCTGACAAGATTCAGTATGAACACAGAGACATGGGAAATGGTATTAAAGGCAGAGGATACAAAGAAACAGGTTCTCGGTATTACTGCATACACAGGCGGTATTCGTTTACAGCAGTCACAGGTAACTGAATATCTGCGCGGCTATGGAATTGAGATCGAGGTATACGATAAGTTATACGTTGATCCGGCTGACGGTCAGACAAAATACTTTATTCCAACAGGAATTGTATCTTGTCAGTGTGCCGGAGTTTATCTTGGTGACTATGTATTTGGAAAGACACCGGAAGAAAGAAGCGGAAGTCTTACAGACGGAAACCTTTCTATCGTAGAAACCGGTATTTCTGTTTACACATATGCTACAAACCATCCAATCAATACTCACTGCGTAGTATCCATGATCGGACTTCCAACATTTGAGGGAATGGACAGCGTTGTTGTAATGAAAGTTATGCAGGAGGTGATCCAGCGTGGTAGCAACACACACAATTAAATGTGGTGGAAAATGGTACAAGGCAGGAGAAAAAATGCCGGAGAGTAATTCTCCGGTATCTTCCGTTGGGTATACAAAGACCGAAATTAACAGAATGAGTACCGCAGACTTGCAAAAACTTGCCGCAGAGCAGGGAATTGAAAACGCACAAGCGACAAGCGGTGCGGAACTGAAAGAAATTCTGATTGCAAAATTTAATCTGTAGGAGATCGCTTATGTCATACACACTTGTCGAACAAGTAAAAATTCGTTTAAAACAATTTCATATAGAAGAGGTAGAGGACGAAGCGACCGGGGAAAAGTCCGATAAAGTTGTGTTTGATGAAAAAGAATGTAACCCTTTGATTGAACAGCTTTTAGAGCAGGCAAGAAAAGAGATTATCAGCAGGCGGAACTATCCGGACACATACACGCAAGACCAGATTGATAGTGATGTTAAGAACTATGAAAACATTATGGTCAATTTGGCAGTGTACGACCGGTCGCAGGCAGGAGAAGCATACATGGCAAGTCTTTCCGAAAACGGTGTGAGCCGGACATGGAAAGACCGTGAAAGCCTTTTTGTTGGAGTGTTTCCGTTTGTAAAAGCAATGTAATTAAAGAAGATTGAGCGTGACCATTATGGTTGCAGGCGGCGCACATTAAGCGGTGGTGGGCAGTGCGTCAAAAGGAGATTCAAATGAAAAGTATTTTGATTCAAACTTATCTTGTGGCACTTCCGATAGTGCTTGGATATATAGTTTGGCTTCTTAAACAACAAAAGAAAAGTAGGGATGCGAACAGTAAGGGAACAATGCTCCTTTTGCGCGTCCAGCTTATTGAATACCATGCAAAGTACACCAGAATCGGAGAAATACCGTCATACGCCTATCAGAACTTCTGTGAGATGTATGATGCGTACCATGCGTTAGGTGGAAATGGAATGGTTACGAAAATGAAACATGAGATTGAAGAGATTCATATAGGGAAAGGAGATAAAAGCCATGAGGAATTGGAAGGATTGGACTAAGAAAGCCGGAATCCGAGCAATCAAGACTGTTGCGCAGGCGGCAGTTGCCGGAATTGGAACGGCGGCATTTATGGGCGCGGTGGATTGGAAATATGTTCTTTCTGCATCAGTCCTTGCCGGAGTGTTATCACTTCTGACAAGTGTTGCCGGAATCCCGGAGGAAAACACCAATGCTTGACATTAACAAGCAGGAAATGAAGTATTCACAATCCGGTCAGAGGGTATTTATCCCACAAACTGACGAAAATGGAGATATTGTCTATGAAGGGTACAAGGATTCCGATGGAAACTTTGTACCTTATTTAGATTCCGAAGGCAACAAGATTCCAAAAGGCGAGGAGGTTGAAGGGTTTTCAGAACCTACAACATTCCAAGCTAATATCAGCAATAAGTTGTCAGAGGCCCTTGTGAAAGAATTCGGAATTGATGATAGTACATCATACTGTCAGCTTGTCACGGATAAAGGATATTTGCCACTTAAAGCCGGTGATGTGGTGTGGAAACGTTCGGAAGTCAAACGCACTGATGACGGACTTGTGGATTCGGAAACCGCAGACTACATCGTAAAAGGCGTTGCTGATGAAGGGCTGACCACGGATTTGTTTCTTCTTCGGAAGAATATTAAGTAGGTGATTGCATGGAGGGAGATTAAAATGTGTATAACTTTAATGGGAAAAGACGGAAAGCTGCATATCTATGGCGGAAATGAGGTAGAACTTGTTGGAAAAATTGGAGATAAGAAAGCTACTCCGATAAGCAACGAAGAGATTGTGAAATCAGTTTCAGAAGCAGTAAGAGAAGCAGTAGAAAATGCTACAAAGGTATCAAGATATGGCAAAATCTATTTCAATGACATTATCCTCTAAATCCATACAAGCCGCCATAAAGGAACTAGAACAGTACCGCGATAGTTTACAGGCTAAATGCGATTTGCTTGTTTCTAGGCTTGCGCAGGTAGGCCAGACAGTGGCAATACAACGCATATCGGAATCGCCATTAGGAAACACGATAACGGTAAGGGTGGATAAAGTACCACAGTTAATGACCTCGAATGCGATTCTGATTGCAACCGGAAAAACGGTAACGTCAGAAGATAGGGAACCGTTCTATACTTTGTTGGCGGTAGAGTTTGGAGCCGGTATTTTTTATAACTCCAAAGAGAACCCAAAAGCACCCGAACTTGGATTCGGTGTCGGAACGTATCCGGGACAAATACACGCTTTTGAAGATGGTTGGTACTATTGGGACGATAAGACCGAAACATGGCGTTATACCCACGGTATCAAAGCCACAATGCCTATGTATAATGCGGAACAACGGATTATTCAACAGTATGTAAAGATTGCAAGGGAGGTATTCGGTGGAAAATGAGTTAAATAGTTGGGCGCTTGATTTTGAAGATACCTTATGTTCCCTTTTGAAATCGTACATGGAAAGCAAGGTAAAAGGAATTAAAGTGACGCAAGATGAAGAATCGGGCGGCACCGCAACATTCCCGACGCTTTTAGTCAGACAAATCGGTGGCACAGAAGCCGGACGAACCAATGAAGCAAAGACAATCAATGCAATTCGCCCAACATTTCAGATCACAATTACAAACAAAGGTTCAAGAAAAGCAACTAAGGACATCGCAACATATGCGGTGTCTTTTTTTAAGCAACAAATGTTTGAGGTATCAAATGTAATCCAAACAATTTCCAAGCAAGTGCGAACGGTTACATTCCGCGCAACTCGCGCAATTGGAAACGTTGAGCATTTAGATCAGCTATAAGCAGAAAGGAAGTAGAAAATATGGCATCAACAAGTTATAAAACGCGTGTCATTGTAAAAGAGCACACGGAAAAACAAGCTGACTTTGCAGGAACATACAATCTTTTGGTTGCGGCTAAGTCAGTTCCAAGTCCTGCATCACCACCAAACACTGTTGAGTCAACCACAATGGAAGATGACCAGCAGACTTTTGAAAAAGGAATTAAGACTTCTGATTCAAGAGAAATCACAGGAAACCTTGAAAAAGAATATCTTTCAAAGGTGGATGGATATGGAGATAAAAAACTTGATATTATCCATCTGTACGGAACGGACGGCATTGGCGGTGTAGCGAAGTACGCATATGTAGGAACTGCAACAGCCACACCTAACGATGTAGGTGGAAACGATGAAATCCTTGAAATGACGGTAACAGTTATTCCAAGTACAGCATCAGAGCTTGTTACAGATAAGCTGAAAGTCGTTGATAATAACGATGGAACATTCACCGTAACAGTGGTGGGGTAAAAAGCCTATCGGACGAGCAATCGACCGCACCGGTAGGCGAGGATGAACGGTCGATCGCAGAACTTGAAGCAATGAGATAAGCAACAATGGGGCGGTGGCAACACTGCCCCTTGCCAATATAGGGCAGAAAGGCAAGGTAAAACATGAAAGTTAAATTAGGTGGAAAAGAATATACAATTCAGTTTGCAACAAGACCATCATTAAAATCACATATCTTACAGGATATTATGAAGACACAGGACATGGAAGATATTTCTTCTATGGAAGATATTCTTCTTGAAACACTTCCTAAGACGCTTCTTGTGGGATTGCAGATGCATCACAATGACGAATTTGGATATGATTACAAAACGAACACCGGATACGATAGGCAGTTTGAGAAGGTGTCTAACATTCTCTGTGATTCGATTGATACAAACGAGATTAACTGCATGGATTTATTTGCTGATATGCAGAAGGAAATGATGACAAACGGTTTTTTAGCGCAGATGATGGAGTCGTTGGAGAAAGCGCAGGAGCAGGAGCAGGAGCAGGAGAAGAAAAAGACCCCATCCAAAGCGAAAGCCAAGAATTAACATGGGAATATTACGTTGCGGAAATCCGTCCGTTTTACCTTGTGGTGACGAAAGGCTACGGATTTTCCGTTGATGATATAGATATGATGAATCCAGAGTTGCTTAAGCCTTATGTGGATGCATATAAGGCAGAATGGAAGCAACGCGACATGGAAATGTATATGTGGTTCGGAAGATATGCAACGTCAGCACTTGTGACAGCAATAGACGCGACATTTGGTAAGGGTAATAGCAAGTACGTGAAAGAAACTTGCTATGATTCCATTGAAAAGCATAATACGGACGATCCCGATGCAGAGATACGAGAAATGCTTAAGGCAGAAGAAGCATGGGCGGCTAAATCAAGAGAATCACATTTACCAAAGCCAAAGATAGTTTAAGAAAAGAGGTATTGCTATGGCAGTAATTATCGGAAGTGCGCGGCACGATGAACACGGGAACTGCTATTCTGGTGGGAAAGCCGGAGACCAGACCGGACAGGAAGTGTCTACGCAGAAGTTTTATAACCATTCTAAGGGATGGTACGTGCTAAGGGCGAAGGACGATAGGGTTGCGGAGAAGTTAGCCGAAGCTATGCAGATTGCATCTGACAATAACAATATCGGCTATGACCAATCAGAACGCTACGGAGTCATTAAACATGGCATCAACACAAAGGTCAAGACGGAATGCGATTGTTCTTCTCTTGTACGTGCTTGTATTATCTATGCATCCGGCAAGGATGTGGGAGATTTCAATACATCTAATGAACGACCGGTAATTTTGAAATCCGGTTTGTTTGATGATATGGGTTCTTATCATGCAGGGTTTATTCTTCGCAACGGAGATATTCTTGTGACACGCACAAAAGGTCATACAGTGATTGTTGTAGGCGGCGCGAAGAAAAGCAAAGGAAAGTATTATCCGAAATATAAGGGAAACTCAAACTCAATCGTAGAAGCGTTAAAAGCGGTTGGGGAAGATGATGTATCGAAAGAACATCGTGCGGAAATCGCAAAAAAGAACGGATTTTCCAATTTTAAGTTTACATCAGAGGAAAATTCAAAGATGATTTCTCTTCTGAAAAAGGGAAAGCTGAAAAAGTAATTCAAGGGCGGTAGGGGTCAAATCCTACCGTCTTTTTCTAAAACTAAATAAAGGAGGTGTAACTGTTGGAATTAGAAACCTTAGAAATAAAGATTCAAGCGCAGGCAAGACAGGCAAGCGGTCAGATTGATGCGCTTGTGACAAGGCTTGGAAGATTATCTTCCGCGCTTTCCGGTCTTAATACCGGGAATCTAAATAGCCTTGCCACAGGAGTAAACCGACTTGCAGGAGCAATGACGGCAATGCGTGGAATTGACACACGGACTTTTTCTGCGGCTGCAAGAAATATAAGCAAATTAGGCTCTATCAACAGCAGACAGATTAATGCCGCGGCTGGTTCTATGCGCCAGATTTCCAATGCATTAAAAGGGATTTCTGGAATGTCGGCATCTGTTAAGGGCCTGACCGAACTTGCATCTGCAATCAAACAGCTTGGCTACCAGAGTTCCACCAAGGCGATTGAAAATATCCCGAAACTTGCGGTTGCTATGCGACAACTTATGTCCGAACTGTCGAAAGCCCCTAGTGTAAGCCGGAATATTATTGACATGACAAACGCACTTGCAAGATTATCGCGTACAGGTGGAGCGGCAGGAAGTGCGGCAAGAGGAATCACAAGAAGTTTTGAAGGTTTTAGTGCAAGCAGTTTGAGGGCAAGGAAAAGTTCATTTTCCCTTGCGTCTGCAATCGGAAAAGTGTATGCAACGTATTGGACTTTATTCCGAGCATTTAGGCTACTTAGAGATGCAATCGACATATCATCAAGTTTGACAGAGGTTGAGAACGTTGTAAGGCAGACATTCGGGCAGTATGAAAGCCTAATTAACAATTTCGCAAAAACATCAATTGAAAAATTTGGTATGTCCGAATTGTCCGCAAAACAGTTTGCAAGCCGTTTCCAAGCAATGGGAACTGCCCTTGATATTCCACAGGGAAAAATGGCAAAAATGTCCATCCGGTTGACAGAATTAGCCGGAGATATGGCTTCATTTTATGATGTGAGTCAAGAAGATATTGCCAAGAGTCTTCAATCTGTATTTTCCGGTACTACGGCACCTATGCGGCGTTATGGTATCGACTTGACACAGGCAACATTAAAGGAATGGGCATTAAAGCAAGGGCTTGATGCGAACATTTCCTCGATGACGCAGGCTCAAAAAGCCATGTTGCGTTATCAGTATGTGCTTGCGCATACAACCAATATCACCGGAGACTTTGCCAGAACAGCCGATAAACGAAACTTTTGTTTCATGTGTCGCGCGGCATAGCAATATGTCGATGAAAAATCGGGTAAAATCGGTGAAAGCTAAGTTGACTTAGCGCGAACATTTTTGTATAATATGTTTGAGGTGATTTAATGCGAACATATTATATCTACAAAGCAACAAATAAAATAAACGGAAAATCTTATGTCGGTCAAACTTGTGACTTTCATAGCAGAGTGTGGCAACATCAAATGTGCTACGAAAAAGAAGATTGCGACTTTCATAGAGCAATTAAAGAATTCGGGTTTGACAACTTCTCATGGGAAATCATCGAAACGTGTGAAAGCGAAGATAGAGCCTGTGAGTTGGAAAAGTATTACATTGAAAAATTTAACACCTATCGAGATGGCTATAATATGACCAAAGGTGGGAAAGGCGCGCCGTATCATAACGCCAGGGCGGTTGTCTTGCTGACACTTGACGGACAGTGCATTAAGCGTTATGATAGTGCAATGGATGCAGAAATTGACGGATTTCATAATGCGGATGTTCTGCTTAATTGCAAAGGAAAAAGACGGCAGACAAATGGCTATATGTTCATGTTTGAGGATGAATATGAATCAAACGGAGCGAAAACCTATAGAAAGCCGGAACCTAACGGAATGAGAAGCATTATTCAATGTGATATGGAAGGAAATTTTATACAGAAATTTAAAAGTTTGCAGGAAGCTGCTAGGATTACCGGAACAAATAGAACAACTATTTCCGGTGTACTCTCAAATACTTATAAGTCGGCAAATGGATATATTTTTGTATACGAAGAAGATTTTCCAATAAAAGATTTGAGTATCTATAAAAAGCGCAAAAAAGGAAGAAAAATTGCGCAAGTGGATGCGAAAAGCGGAGAGATTATAAGAGTGTTCGATAGAATATCCGAAGCAGGGGAATCTCTTGGAGTTAATTACAAAGCAATACATAAGGTAATTGACCAAGAGGGACGAACTGCTTATGGTTATAAGTGGATAAGCCAATAAGCTAATACCGAGATAAGGCTATAAAATAAAAGTTATAGCACATTGTAGAGCGTAGGGATTGAACCTATGCTCTTTTCTTATGGAAAGAGTGTAGAATATAACATCCCCAAGAGTATCCGACAACCGCAACATTGTGGTTGAAAATGTACGCCGAACTTATGGGAAACCATAAGAAGTAGAGGATAAAAAGCCTTTACGATAACATATTGACATGGCATAACCAGATAACCATGCTTAAAGAGAACTTCAAAGCACTTGGAGCGGTTGTTGGTGGTGGTTTAATCAATGCATTTAAGCCATTTATCAAGGCACTTAATGCAGTTCTGCAAAAGGTTATTTCCTTCGCGGAAATGGTAACAAACGCTTTAGGTTCTATCTTCGGATGGAAGTATGAAGCAAGCAAAGGAGCAGGAATCAGCGGTCTTGCTGATGATATTGGAAGCGCATCTGATGGCATGGACGATTTAAGTAATGCCGCAGGAAGCGCAGGGAAAAACACAGGCGGTATCGCAAAAAATGCCAAGAAAGCAAAAAAAGAAATACAACAGGCAACTCGTGCATTTGATGAATTAAAGGTTATTTCAAAGCAGAGCAAAGATAACACTTCCGGTTCTGGAAGCGGTGGAAGTGGTGGTGGCTCTGGTGCTGGTGGTTCTGGTGGTGGAGATACTGGAAAGTTGGTTCAGACCGACACGATATTTAAGAAATTCAAAAGCAACATCAAAGACCTTGAAGGACTTGGAGAAGCAATTTCCGGTGCGTTAATTAACGCAATGAAAAAAATTAAATGGAAAAAAGTGTATGCAAAAGCTGAAGGCTTTGGAAGGGGGTTAGCCAAATTCCTTAATGGGCTATTTGAGGGTCAGAAAGGTACAACGCTTTTCGGAGAAACCGGAAAACTGATTGCAAATTCATTAAACACGGTGCTTCATGGATTGGATTCGTTTGGCACAACGTTTAATTGGAAACAATTTGGAAATTCAATCGCAGACGGAATCAACAAGTTTTTCCAAAACTTTGACTTTGCATTATTGGCTCAAACGCTTAACACATGGGCGCAAGGCGTGTTTGATGCAGTTACGACAGCATTAAGTAAAATTTCTTGGAAGGATATTTGGAACGGAGCAAAAGAGTTTTTAAGCAACTTAGATGCAGAGACGGTTGCAATTATCATCGGTGCAGTAACAATTAAGAAAATCGGAAAAGTTATATTTGGCGCAGGTATTTTAAGCAAGCTTGGATTGTTAATTAAGGGCGGAATAGTCAGTGCAATCGTTTCTGCACTTGGCGCAGAAAAAGGAACTTCAATAGGAGCGGCACTTTTTGGTGCAATTAAGCGCGGAATCTCCGGATTTGTTACCAAAATAGGACTTGTTATCGAAGGACTATTTAGTGGAATGAATTTTAGTGAAGCTCTGGCGAGTGTATTTGGTGGTTCTGCTTCTACTATATCGTCAGTTGCATCAGCTATCGGAGGAATAGTTTCCGTTGTAACAGGAGCATTTACGGCAATATATAATTTTGTGCAAATGCTTAAAAATGGATTTAGCTGGTTAAACGAAGCGTTGATGGTTGTTGGAGTTGCAATAACAACAATCGGTGTAATAATTTTAGCACCAATAGAGGGCATTGGAATTGCGATAGCTGCTCTTGTAGGGGCAATCGTTGCGTCTGTTGCTACAATAACTGTTCTGGTCAAGGAACATTGGGAAGAAATCAAAGGAATATTTTCAAAGGTTGGAGAGTGGTTTAATACAAACGTAATTACCCCTGTGGTCGGATTCTTTAAAGGAATGTATTCGAAAGTATCCGGATTTTTCAGTAATTTGTGGAAAGGCATATCCAACGTATGGGAAGGAGTGTCGGGGTGGTTTAATAAAACCGTAATAGAACCGATAGTTGGATTTTTCAAAGGATTCTATACAAGAGTATCACAAATATTTAAGGGCCTATGGATTATTGTTAAGGCGGTATGGATTGTTGTTTCTGATTGGTTCAAATCAAAGGTAATAGAGCCAATAAAGAAGAATTTTGAATTATTGAAATCGGCAGTATCAACCGCATTCAAGGTTTTATGGACAACTGTGAAATCGGTATGGACGGTGGTTTCCGGTTGGTTTAAGGAGCATGTTACAACACCTATTAAGAATGCTTTTAGTTCAGCAAAAGAATCTATTCAGAAAGCATTTAGCGCGGCAAAGACAGCGATAACCGGTGTGTGGAATAGTGTTTCTAGTTGGTTTAAAGAACATGTAACCACCCCGATAAAAAATGCTTTCTCGAAGATGAAAGAAAGTGTAGCTGAAATATTCGGCAATTTATGGAAGAGCGTAAAAAGTGGTGTTTCCGGTGCGATGAACAGTGTAATTGCAAGAATTGAAAGCGCAATAAACTCACTGATACGCGGAGTAAATAAAGTGCTAGGCGGATTTAATAACGTTGTGTCGGCTGCCGCTAAAGTAGCAGGAGTTGATTGGAGCGGCGTTGATCTTGTTAAGGAAGTAAAACTTCCTAGAGTAAAGGCATATGCAACAGGCGGCTTCATGGACAAATATAGCATAGCAACGGTTGGAGAAAACGGCATACCGGAGATTATGGGAACGGTAGGAGGAAAACCAGCCGTTGCCGGAGGACAGGAGATTACCGGAATCAAAGATGCCATAAATTCCACTTCTGCACAAGAAGTTTCCTTACTGCGACAACAAAATCAGTTATTACAAGCTATTTTACAGAAAAATTTCGGAATTACTACAAACGACATAGGAAAAGCTGCAAGGGATTATGGTAGAGAACATTACAATCGAACCGGAGACAATGTATATGTTTTTTAGTGACTTCTATAATAGAACGTGATATAATTCTAAATAAATCATATCACAAGAAAGGAGTCATTATGAGAAACACAAAAAAATTATTAGTAGCGACGGGATTGGCATTTGCCGTTTTGATTTCGGCTATGCCAATCCAAAATGCAGATGGGGAACAGATTGTTGCTCAGGCGGCAACTATCAAATTAAACAAGAAAGCAATTTCGCTTGATGTTGGAAAAACACAGAAATTGAAAGTTACCGGAACGAAAGCAAAGGTAAAGTGGCGTTCTACAAAATCAAGCATTGCAAAGGTAAGCAAAAGCGGCGTTGTTACCGCAGTATCATCGGGTAGCGCAACAATCAAGGCTAAAGTCGGAAAGAAAGTGATGTCTTGCAAAGTAACCGTGAAAGAGAAAATCAACAGACTTGCATACGAAGATTCGAGCATTAGGGTTTACTTTACAGGGATAAAGAAGGGAACATACCCGGACGAACTTATAGCTTGCTTGACAATCGAAAATATTACAGACAATAATATTACGGTTAATTCCGACACATCATCAGTAAATGATGTTATGGCGGAAGGAACGTTATATCAAGAACTCTCTCCGCATAAGAAAGCCTATACAACATGGTGGACAATGGATGATAACATTGTGAGTTTGCCGATAAAGAATGTTGACAACATACAGCTATCGCTCGTTGTATGGAATGAAGATTCGGAAGACTCTGACTATTATGTGACAGATTCTTTTGGGTTACTAAAATGAGTTAAATGATTTTTAGGAGGAATTCGATTATGAAACAAAGTGGATGGGGAATTGCATCTTTAGTGTGCGGAATAGCAGGCGTTTTGTTAGCGTGCGTTGTCATCGGAATATTTCCGGCAATAGTTGGAATTGTATTTGCGATTATAGCACTTGCGCAGAAAAACAGGGGGCATGGAACGGCTATAGGCGGTTTGGTATGTTCAATAGTCGGCATTATTATTTTCTTTTTAGCAATGTTTGTATTCACAAGCGATGATACGAATGATACGCCTAAAAAAATATCATCGAATGAAGAAGCGCAAACTCAAGCAACGGAAGAAAAGGTTAATGAACCATTTAAAGTTGGAGATACTGTTGAGACGGAAGATTTGAGGATTACGTTTTTGAAAGCCGAGCCGTACACAGAAGAATACGACGAGCCAGCAAAAGGACATGAGTTTTACAAATTTGAGTTTGAATTTGTAAATATTTCAGATTCAGATCAATATGTTTCTTCTATGGATTTTAACTGTTATGCGGATGGATATGATACGGAAAGCGCATATTCAAGCAAGGATAAAGATTTGGATGCAACATTATCAGCCGGAAAGAAAACAAAAGGTGTTGTATGCTTTGAAATTCCAAAGGATGCCAAAGATATTTCTCTTGAATATGAAACAAACTATTGGAACGAATCAAAGGTATGCTTTGAAGTTAAAAAGTAAATGACACTTAAGCCGTGGAAACACGGCTTATTTTATTGGCATCTACCAAAACGGTAGGTGCTATTTTTATACCCATTTTTAGGAGGTAAACGATGGGATATGGCGGATATTTAGTAAAGTTTGGCAATTATACCATACCGAACAGTTTAATAAAGCAGGACACGTTTAGTTCCTATGTAAATATGCAGGACAAAGACCCTTGGACTGACGAAAACGGATATGAGCATCGTGATGCCGTGGAACTGAAAGCTTTAAAGGTTGAGTTTGAAACCAAAGCCATGCTGACCGAAAAGCAGTTTGATGATTTTTGGAAGAACATTGAAAAGAACTATACCAAGGCAAAGGAGCGCGGTGGATATATCACGGCATACGTGCCGGAGAAACGCGGATATGTGACACAGTACGGATATATCGCTGATATTCAGCCAACGTTCTATTCTGTGGCACATGGGAAGATTAAGTATGACGCAATCAAATTTTCATTTATAGGCGGTGTATATGATAAATAGTAGTTTGAAAGAAAAGTATTGGGATTCCGCGACAGATAAGCAGATGGTCATATCTGTTGTTGGAACGAATCAGAAAATAGACAATTCGATGCTTGAAATCGGTACGTTTGCGTTTGAAGAAAGTCTTTGTTCGGAGTCTGAATTAAAGTTTGGAGCGTGCGAAGCGAATTGCGTAAAATTCACAGCGCGGAACACCGCAGGAAACATTATTGGAAAGACAATCTCTATCGAAGAGACGATTGACGGAGATGGCGAAAATCCGATGCCATACGGAGTTTTTAAGGTGGCATCCGATGTTCCTACGGCTGACCGAACAAAACGGCAGATTACGGCATATGACGCTATGTACGACATTATCAATACAGATGTAAAGTCTTGGTATGCAGGACTTAGCTTTCCAATGACACTAAAGAAGTTCCGCGATAGCTTTTTTGCAAATCTTGGAATTGCGCAAGTTGAAACAAGCCTTGTCAATGATTCCATGACGGTCAATAAGACGATTGTAGCAACACAGACGGACGATTCAAGCGCGGTCACAGAAGAGTCCGCTATCAGTGGAAAAACCGTTGTAACGGCAATCTGTGAGATTAACGGATGCTTTGGTAATATCAACCGAGAGGGCAAGTTTGAGTATGTCTTTCTGAAAGCAATCACAAGCGCACTTTATCCGGCAGAAGATTTGTTTCCGGCAGACAACGTATTTCCGTCTGACGCAAACACAGAGTCCATGACCGGACACTACATCACGTTTGATTATGAGGACTTCCAAAGCAAGGCAATCACACAGCTTGAAATCAAGACAAGTGAAGATAATGCCGGTGCTATTGTTGGAACTGCCGGAAACAACTATTCGATTACAGGAAATTTTCTTGTATCAGATAAGACCGGAGCAGAGCTGGAACAGATTGCGAATAACCTATTGCCAATCATGAAACAGGCGGCATACACACCGATTAAAAGTTGCACTTGTGTCGGCAATCCATGCCTGACACTTGGGGAACCTATCCGGTTCAATACCACAAGAGAAATTGTTGAAACGTACCTATTGCAACGCACTTTAACCGGGGTGCAAAGCAAGAGAGATTCAATCTCCGCACAGGGTACACAGACGCACTCTGTAAAGGTCAATTCTATCAGAGACACGATTGAAAGCGTGGAAAGACGTACCGGAAAGTTAGAGAAAAACGCAGACCATCTTCAATCCACGTATGAGGATTTAGAGGACCAGACAAATACAAAGTTTGAGCAGACCGCAAAAAGCATTTCCGCAGAAGTCGACCGTGCACAAAAAGCAGAAGGACAATTAGACGCATCATTAGAATTGAAGTTAGGTAGAGATGAAAATGACCAAGTTGTTTCGATGATTAATGCCAGTGCCGACCAAATTGTGTTGCGAGGAAACCGATTGATTGTAGAGTGTAGCAATTTCGAGCTGGACGCTCTTGGACGAGTACATATAGTAGACTCTCTGCTTTTTGACAGCGGCGATGCAACTGGGGTAGAGATATTAGGGCATGACGGAAGAAATAATGCGCTATTGCAGAATGTTATGTTGGACTTGTCATCTGTTACTGACGCAAATGGGGATGCCATAGGGGATCATGCGAGTACGGCAGATTATGCAACAACCGCAGGAAGCGCAACAACCGCAGAAAGCGCAGAGAGGGCGAGGGAGTGCGTAAATGCATCAATCGCATATTATTTACAAGGCATTGGAATAAGTGATTATGTACATATTTCCGGCAACGGAAATTTAATTCCAAGCTCTAGTTCTGTGTACTGTGGAACTAACCCCAACCCATTTGCCGGAGGGTATTCTTCCGGTGGTTGGAAAACAACGTCTGACCGTAGAAAGAAAAAAGATTTCCGGAAACTGTTAGAGGATGATCGGTTTGAGAGATTTTTCGAGTTGCTACAACCGATGAAATATCGGCTCATAGAAAATGACGATAAAATGCACATTGGATTTGTTGCACAGGATGTCGAACAGGCAATGACGGATTGTGGCATATCTGAAAATGAGTTTTACGGATTGGAACATGCGGTATTATCCGAAAAAGATTTTGAATCTAATGAGGAATGGGAAAAATTCTTAGAGCAGAATGGTGGCGCAAATGATATGTATACGCTGTGCTACCAAGAATTTATTGCTTTAAATACTGCCATGATACAGAAATTGCAGAACAGATGCAACGATTTTGAACGCAGACTATCCGCGTTAGAAAGGAAGTGGTCAGATGGCATATCAGAAAATCTATAGCCGAGAATATTGGGAAAATTTTCCAAGCGAAAAGACTTCAATTAATCAAAATAGGCTGAACAACATAGAGGGTGGAATTGATGCAATCGACGATCGTGTGTGTGCACTTGATACCACAAAAGTTGACTTGACCAAGGCTAACGAACTTGTAAAGGAAATCCTTTGGGATGAATCCAACGGTACGTTGACAGTTGTTAAGATGAACGGTTCCAAGGCGGTAATTGATACCAAGTTGGAAAAGTTGGCGGTAAATTTCAAGTACAATCCGCAGACGCAACAGTTGGTAATCACGCTTGACGATGGCACAGTGCAGAACGTGGATTTATCATCTTTGATTACAGAGTATGAGTTCTTGGACTCTGATACAATCGCATTTGAGATTGTGGGTGGCAAAGTTAAGGCTATCGTTAAGAACGGTTCGATTACCGAGGATAAGTTACAACCGAACTTCTTAGCAGACATTAAGGTTGAATCTGCCAAGGCTGTAAATTCTGCAACTAATGCAAAAGCATCCGAAACCAATGCTGCAAAATCCGCCACAGATGCCAAGGACAGCGCAGACCGAGCGCAGGAAATTGAAAACGAGATTAACAAGAAACTCACAATGACAGAATTTGATGTGAATGAGGATGGGGAGTTGATTTACACGGACAATGCGGCATATAACTTTGTCGTTGATAATGACGGAAATTTAAATTGGGAGGTGGCTTAAATGGCTATAGCAGGAAGAGTAGCAATTGTGCCAAAAGGTGATTGGAGTGCAGATGCTACATATAAGAGATTGGACGCAGTAACTTATAACAATGCGCTTTATTTCGCAAAAAAGGATGTGCCTGTAGGAACGGTAACGAGCAATACAGAGTATTGGATGAAAGCAATCGACAATTCGCAAACAATACCCAATGCAACAAAGACACAAGACGGACTTATGTCAAAAGAAGATAAAATAAAGCTTGATGATTTCAAGCAATACAAACCTGACGGAACTACAATTACTGCGGATGAAGATGGTACACTTCATGGCGCAAACACATATGAACTGCCAAAAGCGACAACAGAAGTTCTCGGTGGAATTAAGCCCGATGGAAAGACTACATTTGTGAATGAAGAAGGTGTATTGTCTGCCAAGGGCTGCGGTGCTACTATCACTCCAAAGCCGACAGTAAATCCGCAAATTAAAAATGATGACAAAAAGGTAGTTATTACATGGGAAGACCCGACCAATACAGTTATTGAGGGTTCGACCTTTTCCACCTGGGCAGGAACGAAACTTGTAATGAAAGAAAGTGGGTATCCGACAAGCCCCGATGATGGAACTGTACTTGTTGATAATACCACTCGTGATAAGTACAAGACTACGGGATTTGAGAAAAGCGGTCTTACAAATGACAAGCAGTATTATTTCGCACTGTTTCCATATTCAACCGATGGCGTTTACAACTACGATTCTGGCAATCGGCTTCTTGGCGAACCTACAGAATTAAAGATTGTAACTTTTGCCACTGGTACGGATGAAGAAATCGCAAAGATGATTCAAGCCCATTACAACGATAAAATCAGTATCACTGATTATTGGGCAGTAGGTGATACTAGAACTGTTTCTTTATCAGCTATGGCTGCTACAGGCGTGAGCGAATCGCATAGAGCACAGGATGTTCAATTTGTAATTGGTGATTTCGAACATGATGACTTGACAACGCCTATCAACGGTCATACAAAATCAGCGGTAACTCTTTTGCAAAAAGACTGTCTTATGAATGCTTCTAATGCGTCAAATCCTGTAAATGGCTCAAGCAATTCAGAAAATGGCTATATGAACAGCTCAAACACTAATAGCGGTGGTTGGAAAAACTGTGCAAGACGTATATGGTGCAATAATGTGTTCTTTGCAGCTTTACCTAGTGTATGGCAATCTATGATTAAGACGGTTAATAAGAAATCAGGCGCAGGTGGAGGAAGTTCATCTGGTACAGAAGTCACCGAAGATAAAATTTTCCTAGCTGCTGAAATTGAAATATTCGGCAGTAAAACTTATTCTGTCACTGGAGAAGGAACGCAATATCAGTATTATAAAAATGCAACTGCAAACAGATATAAGATGCCTAAGTGGAATTCTAGTTATGTTTCAAATGTCTATTGGGAGCGGTCTCCTCGTAGCGGGTACGCGGACTATTTCTGCAGTGTGAACAGCAACGGTAACGCGAGCTACGACAGCGCGAACTACGCATATGGCGTTGCCCCTTGTTTATGTATCTAAAAATCCGAGCAAAGCCAATCTACCGACGTTAGGCGGTTAAAAGGCTTTGCGACCTATTAAAATAAATAAAAAGGAAGTGAATAAAAATATCTGTTCCAAAATCACAACAAACGGATAAATCAGATGTATGTTATCTCGCAACGCAATTAGAGCTAAAAGTAATTCGTATGGTTATGAATGAAAAATACTTTCCAAAGCGTGCCAGATTTGTTATTTCAAACAGACTTGTTGATTTGGCTATGGATGTTTCTGAAAAATTTGACGGTGCAAATGCTATTTTCCCAAGTTCAGAAAAATATCTAACAGACAGAGAAGAGCTTCAAGTATTAGGAAAATCTAGTTTTGTATCACTAAAGAAACAGTTAAATGTTGCATATCAATTATATCCAAATATACCAAGTGGCGTAATGGGCGAAGTGTTTGATATAACATCATCAATAGATAAAAAATATAATAATTGGTTCAAAAGCGGTCGTAAAGTTTTAAAACGCGAGATTCTAAAGCAAGAATCTAAAAAGCAAAAAGAAGACGTTGATTTCGAAAGCGAAGAAACAAAAGAAAAATCAGAATTAGAAAATACTTTAGAAAGGAATTAAGGCACTCAAAGGTTATATTCTATGTCTCCTAATAGCGGGAACACGAACAATTTCTGCAATGTGAACAACAACGGTAACGCGAACAACAACAACGCGAACAACGCATATGGCGTTGCCCCTTGATTACGAACCTCATGTATTCTTTCCGACTTAGTAAGCATTTTATATGCCGAAAACTGTACTGTTGAGGTTTCATAAGGAGAATATGACCTTCACGTAGTTTTATGTGTAAATATAGCAATTATCAGTTCCGTAGTGTCGAGCGCGAACGTGCATGGTATCAGATGGCTACTGATATTTCATGGCATGAGGTATGCGGAATATAGCCAGAACCAACATTCCGTCTGGTAGTTGCACGCCTTATAATAAATTTGACAAATAAAGAACGACAACAAGCTAGATTTGAGCGCGATCGCAAAAAGAGACTTGAAAAGCGTTTACAGAAAGAAAAGGAACTTTGTAACTATGATAAAGCAATATCCGTAGATGAATTGATTAAAGCTTTTTACGAATGCAAGAAAGGTGTTTCGTGGAAGAAAAGTGTGCAAAATTACGAGATGCAGTTGTTTCAGAATGTATCTGAATTGCATAGAAAGCTAGAGAATTGCAAAGATGTGTCTCGTGGTTATGTGCAATTTTATATATGGGAACGAGGCAAGAAACGCAAGATACAGGCTTGTCACATATCGGAGCGTGTTGTACAGAAATCTATAGCGAACAACATTTTAACGCCAATGCTCGAATCAACCTTGATTAAAAATAATTGTGCAAGTCAAAAGGGAAAAGGGACTCATCAAGCTTGGGATTATTTCGAACGAGACTTAAAGAAAGCGTATAAGAAATGGGGACGTGATTTTTATGTGATTCAAAGCGATTTTCATAATTATTTTGCCTCGATTCCACACGACAAATTAATTGCGGCATTGAATGAGTATTTCCATGATGAACGAACACGGTGGTATTACAAATCTGTTATTAATTCGTTTTATGAAAACGGAGAATGTATTGGTCTTGGATTAGGTAGTCAGATTTGCCAAAATTTTGCTATCTTCTACCCTAATCTTTTAGATCATTATATGGAGCAATTCGGAGATTACGGTCGCTTTAATGATGACCTTTACCTAACTGTTCAAACAAAAGAAGAAGCAAAACAGATATTAAATAGTATGTATCGCATTGTGGATTCTCTTGGATTGGAAATTAATAAAAAGAAAACTAGGATTGTAAAAGCAACTCACGTTATTACATTTTTAAAAACAAGGTTTAATCTATTGGACAATGACGAAGTAATCAGGCGACCAAATCATAAAAGCATAACAAGGGAACGTAAGAAGCTTAAAAAACTAAAGAAGAAATTAGATGATGGAGTTTTATCATTTGAAGATGTAAGAACTTCGTATGCTTCATGGCGTGGTTCACTTAAAGACAAGAAATGTTATTTGACACTAAAAAGCATGGATGAATTATTCAATAAATTATTTATAGAAGATTGGAGGTTAGATTATGAATCGTAAAGAACGAGAAGAAGTGTTCAAGACTATCAATGATGTCGCTAACAGAATTAACGATGTATCTCAGAAACTTGATGAGGTTATGCAGAAGCTTAATGCTAATGCTAACGAGAAAATCACTGTGAACAGTGGTGGCATTGATGGTCTTGCAGATATGGTTGCTACGCATGATGGAGCGATTGAGAAATTGGCTACTATGGTGGCAGAAATGGAGGTAAAATAATATGGTAAACTTCTATGTATATCGGGTAAAGAACGGCCTTAAGAAGTGGACGGATGTACCTACTTTGTGGCGGGAAGAAGTCAAAAAGGAACTTGTTGCGCAAGGGTATGTCTTAAATGAAGATGGCACTGCGAGCAAAGTGGATGATGAAGCATTGAATAAAAGCTGACATTGCAGACAGCTTGAAAAATCGACATTTTCTGTCGAAACTTGCGACCGAAAAATGTTGAAATCATGCATATTACAGTGATACTATGGACTTGTCCGAAAGGACACTTCAAGTTCTGGCATGGGTGGGGTTTGGCATGGCTCCGCCCATAATTGGGGATTGACTATGCCGAACACACGTTCTATAATGGGGTATAAGGATTGGGGGTTTTGTTATGGACTTTAAAAAGATGATAATTGAATTACTTGATAAAATCGATGATTCAAGGATTTTGCGTTGTATTTATATTTTTATTTCTGACATTGTAAAGGAGATTGAGAAATGAAAAATTCAAAGCTTGAAATTCGTTCAGTTGATGAAAAAAGCATTTATTGCGAAGTTTTGATTGACGGTCATGTCGTGCATGGAGTGCGCAGCATACGATTTGAAAAGAAAGCGCAATCCATGCCTGTTGTTCACCTTGATTTTAATTGCATCAATATGTCAATAGACTCTCCGTTTGTTACAAGATTAGAAGGAAATGAGGGAGAGGGCGAGATTGAGATTAAATTTAAGAATCAAGACCACGCCATATAGGACATTCTGTTCTATTGCAGTGATAGGTTGCGTCGCTATAGGCGCAATCTATTTTACCAATAGCATATTCCTTGCCTTCTTGTGTGCCGCATGGAATAAATTCAATTCTAATATCTAAATTCTTATTTTCTTTATCACAAAAACCACGAACATTTCTATACATAACTATTCCTCACTCAATAAATCAATCAATTCAAAAACGTGCTTTTTCTTCTTGTCCGAAAGAGATAGAAGTTTTTCAATCTTACTGCTTAATTCCGCGTCTAAAACAATTTTCGATGCAAGATGAGTTGATTCATCTGAAAATGCGGAGTTTTCTTCGCCTGTCGTGAGGTATTCCATTGGTAAATTTAAGTATTGAGAAATCTTTTTCAACCTATCATTTGGGATAGAGCCTTTTTTAAGCCCTGCTATATATGCATTCCCAAATCCACATTCTTTTTCTAACTTTGATATGGCAATTCCACGTTCGCCACATATCTTTCTTACTCGTTCAACCGTATTCATATAATATCCTCCAATTTTTTAGAGAAAACCCTAAATTTAGGGTTGACAAATTAGAGAACAGTCTATATAATAGGCTTATGATTTAGAGGAAAGCCTAAATAAAAGATGTTCTCTGATAATTTTCTTAGCAGTTATTATTTTAGAATATTCTCTAATAAAAGTCAAGCTATTACTCTAAATATAAAAATTTATGAGTAAGGAGGTATGTAATTTGCTTTACGACAAAATCAAGCAACTTTGCAATGAAAAGGGTACAAACATTATGAGAGTCGAGAAAGAAGCAGGACTTAGTAATGCTACAATCCGCAAATGGAACGAATCTTGCCCTAGTGCAGAAAACCTTAACGCCGTTGCAAAGGTTTTAAATGTAACTGTTGATTCTCTTCTTAATCAGAAAGGAACTGAAAAGAATGGAAGGAAAAAGATACCGGCTTTTAGACGAAGAAGGAAAAGCCGTAATTGTAAAGAAAGACAAGGATAGATATATCGGTCTTGACGAATTGGCACAGCATATAGCAATGGATATTGTTGATGATTACCAAAGTATTTTGGATGGCGATAAGAAAATCGAAGATACAAACATTGAATTATCCGTCAAAGTTCTTACCGCCATTTCTCCGGTCATTAAAACATATTAGAAATGTTTTATGTTGCGGAATGGGTTTTCTGCCACCTCTACGCTGGATAATTGATTTTCTTCTTTCGGTAGAGATTTTTTGATTTCTTCGCAGTATTGGTCGTACTTGGTTTTGAAATCATTGAAAGAATCATTGCATCCACAGATTTTAGCGATAGCGTAGGCAGATACATATTCATTGTTCAAAAATTCACCTCCCTTATTTGATGATAAGGGAATTATACCACAGAAAGGAGAGTTATGAACGAATTACAGATTTTCAATAATGAAGAGTTCGGAGAGATTCGGACAATTACAAAAGATGATGAACCTTGGTTTGTTGCAAGTGACATATGCAGGTCGTTAGATTTGTCAAACCCAACAATGGCTATGCAAAGAATTGACGATGATGAAAAGGCTAAATTTAATTTAGGGTTATCTGGCGGAGAGACAAACTGTGTAAACGAATACGGTCTTTACTCATTGGTGCTTGCAAGCAGAAAAAGAGAAGCCAAGGATTTCAAAAGGTGGATTACGCATGAAGTCCTTCCGTCAATCCGTAAGAATGGCGGTTACATAGCAGGACAGGAAACCTTATCTGATGAAGAATTGCTTTCCAAGGCGCTTATGGTGGCACAACGAAAGATTGACGAAAAGAACAACATCATTGCCATGCAGGACTCACGAATCCAAGGAATGATACCTAAAGAGATTTTCGCTGATGCGGTATCAGCAAGTCATACATCAATCCTCATCGGAGATTTAGCAAAGCTGATTTGTCAGAACGGTGTGCAGATAGGGCAGAAGCGGTTGTTTGAGTGGTTGCGAGAGAATAACTTCCTTATTAAAAGCGGTACTTCTAGGAACATGCCAAAACAGAGATATGTGGAGCAGGGATTGTTCGAGGTTAAGGAAAGCAACATTCAGAATCCGGACGGTTCAGTAAGAATCACAAAGACAACGAAAGTTACCGGAAAAGGACAGGTTTACTTTGTAAACAAGTTTCTGAAAGGAGCATGGGAATGATATACCAGGTTATTAAATATGTCAGCTTTTTAATTGGAATGGTTACTTGTTGCTTCCTTGATTCATCTGATTCGGTTATCAACATTCCGACAGTGATTGCATTTGTATGCTTTGTAATAACACTGATCGCAGAGATAAAGATAACCATTGATTTATCAAGAGAGGAAACAAACCGAAGAATACGAGAAAGGAGAAAGCAGATTGAAAAATGCTCATGGTAAGCATGACTATTAGTGGCATCCGTTGTAGCGATTATGAAAGAAAAGCTTTAGTTGCACTGATGCAGGGTAAAGTTAAGAAGAAACAAGACGATAAAGAGGACTTTGAAAAGGTTCTTGACAGAGAAATGGAAAGGAGAAGCAATGGAGAACAGAATAACGTTGATCGGTGATGTTGTATCAGCACCAAGGGAAAGCCATAAATCAAACGGTAAGATTTTTTATAAATTTTTCATCGGAGTTGAAAGAAGAAGTGGTGTTGCAGATATACTTCCGGTACTGTTCGACAAAGAAATCAGCGATACAGGCATTAGCGGAGCGGTATGTGTCAAGGGAAAGATAATTACTAGACGCGTGAGAACAGGATCCGGAGAAGCCATTCTTATGTATGTTATGGCTGATACAATCACAAAGCCAGAGGATGATAGTCCTTTGAATGAAGTAAGCCTTGATGGAATCATCGAGGAAAAGCAACTTAGAGAAACACCACTGGGTCGGAAAATTTGTGATGTGAAACTCAAAACTTTAAGAGAGAACGGAAAAGAGGATTTGATTACCTGTATTGCATGGGGAAAGTGCGCAGAATATACGGACTCACTTGCTTTAGGCGATAGGGTGAGTACATACGGCAGATTGCAGAGCCGGAGATATAAGAAAACGTGTAAATATGGTCGCGTTGTGGAAAAAGTTACATATGAGTTATCAATAAAAGGAATCGTGGGGGTGTAATAATGCGAATGATTTTAAAATCGTTACATATGGAGAATTTCAAAGGTATTAAGGGCCTTGATGTGAATTTCTCCAATAAGACAAGTATTAAAGGACAGAACGCAGTAGGTAAGACCACAATTTTTGATGCGTTTACATGGCTTCTGTTTAACAAGAACAGTGCCGGAGAGGAAAAATTCAATGTCAGACCATTGGATAAGGATGGACACCGCATTGATAACGTGGAAATTAAGGTTGTAGCGGTTCTGGATGTTGATGGCAAAGAAGTGGAACTTTCCAAGGTTCAGAAACAGAATTGGGTTAAAAAGCGCGGAACTAATACAGTATCATTGCAGGGAAACCCAAATTCTTATGAGATTGACGGTTATCCGAAAAATGAAGCTGAATTTAAGACTTATATTTCCGGTTTGGCGCAGAGTGAGGAAATGTTTAAGATGCTGACCAATCCGCAGTATTTTTCTTCTTTGAAATGGAAAGACCAGAGAGACATTCTTATGAAACTTGTTGCAAATGTTTCAGATGTGGAACTTGCGCAGACAGATGCCAAGTATGCACCGCTGATTGAGGAATTGGAGAAAGCACCGTCTACGGACGATATTCGTGCCAAGTTTTCCAAAGCGTTATCCGAATGGAAGAAGAAACAGGCTGAAATCCCTGTTCGTATTGATGAAGCCGAGAAATCCAAGGTTGATGTAGATGTGGCGGAGCAGGAGTTGTTGAAAGCCGACTTAGAGAGAAAGATTGAAGCACTTGAAGATTTAATGGCGAAATCTGATGTGCGGATTGATGAAATGCGCAACGAAGAAATGCATTGTCAGTTTGAAATGTCAGCTATCGCGCAGACCATGAATAACGAACTTTCAAGCAAGAAACGCGAGATCGAAAACCACAAATATGACCACGAACGGAAGTTAGAGGATGTTCGTTCATCTATCAGAAAAGCGCAGGATTCCATTGAAAGCAGTAAGAAATCAATTTCCGAACAGACTCTTAAGAAAGCCGACCTTGTGAAAAAACACAACGAGGAAGTAGTGAAGAAATTTGATGATTCCAAGTGGATATTTGACGAATCTACAACGGTTTGTTCGTTATGCGGACAAAGATTGCCGGAAGATAAAATAGAGTCTTTAAGAGCCGATTTTTCGCAGAGAAAGGCAGATGCAATCGAAATATTTAATGAAGAACACGCGAAAACACTTGCCATGATTGTTGATGATGGAAATGCGTGTGCTGAAATGATTAAGGAGTTGACCGAGAACAACAAAGAATTGGAAAACACAATCAACACCTTGAAACTGCATGAAGCGGAAGAAATTGACATTATCAAGGGATTTGACGAACAGATTTCTAAGATTCCGTTTCGCGCTGATTATACGCAGAATGCGGAATATGTCAAGTTAAAGGCTAAACAGGATAAATTGCTTGCCGATATTGCAGAGTTAGAGTCTAAGGGCGCAGATAAGGTTGTTGAGGACGTAAAAGCAGATAAAGCAAAATTAAAGAGCCAGCTTGATGAAGTAAATAAGATTATCGCACAGGCGGCTAACAACGTTATGATTGATGATCGTATCGAAACGCTTAGAGACGAACAGAAAGAAATCGGTCAGAAAGTTGCAGACCAAGAGCAGATGCTTTACCTCTTGGAAGAGTTTATTCGTTTCAAGCTGAATAGGGTTTCTGAATCCATTAATAGTCATTTTAAGACAGTAAACTTCAAGCTATTTGAAATGCAGTTAAATGGCGGTATGAAAGATTGTTGTGAGTGTACCGTGAATGGCGTACCGTATTCAACTTTGAATAGCGGTCACAGAATCGTAGCCGGACTCGATATTATCCGTTCTCTTAGCGAGTTATACGGTGTGAGCGTACCGATTTTCGTAGATAACGCAGAATCACTGAATGAGTTCAATGTGCCGGATATGGATGCACAGTTAATCCTTTTGAGCGTTTCAGAGGACAAGCAGTTGAAAGTCGAGGGTGTGTAAATGTCAAGAGTAGGGAATTGGGAACAACGTCACACAGCCGGATGCACGGTGTATGTCATGCAAGCGTTGGAAGAGTGCAAGTAAGAGAGGATTCTTTGATTTTGCGGAATCCGGACATTGTTCTCTTCCGTATTGCGAGAAAGACGCGAGAAATAAAGGAAAGAGAGGAAAAATAAATGGCTAATATGATGAGTTTGAACATTAGTGATGAAGTTATTAAAGCGGCAGTTAGAGAAGAAGTAAATGCGGGAATTGTAAAGGCGTTGGGAAATCCGGAAATTGTAGTTCGTGATGCTATTCATGAGATGACGGATAAGTATGTGGACAGCACGGGCGAGTTCGTGGAAAAGGATTCTTGGCGTGCGATGCCATACTTTGATTGGCTTGCAAAAAATACTATTGAAAAAACAGTAAAAGAAGAAATTGAAAAGTATATCAATGAAAACAGAGAGGAATTTGCAAAAGAAATCAGAAAACAGTTGCAGAGTACAAATTTTAAAGAAAGCATTGCAGCATCATTTTTGAAATCGCTTTCTGATATTGCAGAATCCTCTTGGAATATGCCAATAAATGTTTCCTTCGAGCAACCGGAAGACTAATTTTTGGAGGTATCAGAATGAATTATATCAAAGCGAAATTCCCAAACAGTACCAGAAGCTACGTGTATCGCACCGAGGATTCTGTTAAAGCCGGTGACATGGTTGTAAATTCCAAGGGTACAAAGTTGACGGTTACTGATGAATCTGTGGATATGAAGTGGGTGGATACCTACGGTGCTGATAAGATGGCGGTTGTGAAGAAGTATGAAGAAAGCGAGGGATAAGGCATGAAGCTGATTAGTAATGCAAAATTTGGAGAACCTGTGGAAAGCGGAACGATTTTCATAACTCAAGACCACGGAATCAACATTTGCATACATAAAATTTGCGGTTGCGGAAATGTGTTGTATCTTAATTGCAGCGAATTGGGAATTGATAACCTACGGCTTAAAAGCGAAAATCTTTTCCGTGGTATGGATGAAGCAAAGGAAATTCTTAAGCAGCAATTAGAACTGTTAAATGAGCGGTTCAATAATTTTTATGAAGATAACGATGTTAAGATTTTAAGATATTAAGAAAGTGAGGAATAGATATGATTAAATCAGATTTTGGAACAATAGAAGTAGACGGAAGAGGGCCGGTTATCATGGCTGAATTTGAAACTCTTTTGGTAGCATTAAGGAGAGTTCTCGGAGAGGAGAAACACAACCGTGCTTTGCAGAGAGCAAATGAAAATGAGCTGTCCAAGAAGGATACAGAAACATTGAGAAGCGAAGAAAAAGAACGCATGGCAGAAGTTATCAAAGCTATTTTAAGTGGAATGGAGGATAAGTAATTATGGCAGAGAACAACAGTTTAGAGGTACAGAAAGTCAACACTGCGGTCAGCCAGTGGACTAATTCAATCACGAATCTTGTTACAAAAGATTTCGAATTATGCGGTGTGCCGTATGATGATTATTCAAAGCAGTGCGCCATGTCAGCTATGACAAGCATTTATCAGCTTGTTAAGGATAGCGATAAAATCAAGGATTTAAACGGACTTGACACATCGAATCTGCGAGAGGTTGTCGGTCAGTGCGCAAGCCTCAAACTCAATGCTAATGCAGTGCCGAGAGAGTGCTATTTTCAGCTTAGAACAAAGAAAGTAGGAGACGACTATGTGCAGGTCGTAGAAATGGGAATTGAGGGAGACGGAAACGATGCGTTACTTCGTAACTACGGAGAAAATGTAGATACCGTATATCCTTGTTGGCTTGTTAAAGACGGTGACGAGTTTTCCTATCCAAAGCATAAGGGCATCGAAATGACGCCACCGGAATGGGAAGAAATGGGACGGTCGCAGAAAGTTGTCCGTGTTGTTTATCCTCTGAAATTAAAGGACGGCACATTTCAGTATCTGATTGCAGAGAGAGACGGTGTAAAAGTCAATCTGTTTGCCCATGTGCGAAACAATCTGATGAATGAGACTTTTGGTATCTGCCAGAATCGTTACAAGGCATCTGCTGAACAGTTAGGCAAAATCAAGGCTAAGAAAGAAGAAATTTTCGATGCTTTGAGGAAATGTGCAACCGTTGATGAAATGTTGGAATGTGAAGTTGCAAAGCCTTATATCAGCGCAGCATGGCTTGATACGCCAGAATCTATGATTGTTCGCAAGATGCGTAACAATGCAATCAAGAAGTATCGCAAGGACTTTAACAGTATGGCAAAGCAGTCATTCAATCAGCTTGATGAAACCTATGTGCAGACGCAGGAAGAAATTGCAGAGAACGCCAATTCCGAACCGTTTGTCGTAACTGAATCCGAAGCAACCGAAAGTGCAGCAGTTGAGCCAGAGAAAGTCGTTGAGAATGACGAGAACGTACCGGACTTTATGAAAGATTAGGAGGATATGAAGAATGATTTTTGTAAAATTAGCAGTTCTGTTGTGGGTAGCATTTTTGATTGTGAGATTTTTTGTCGGGGCGAATACCACATTAGAAGAAAAAGTTGCGGCTGCCGTTGGCAAGAAAATTAAAATGACATTCGGAAGATGGGTGCTTGTCATTGTATTTCTTCTTGCGATTGCTGATTCATTCGTGGCACTTATTTGGTTTCTGTTTTTTAGATAAGGAGGTTTGCTATGAGAGTTATATCACAGGACGGAACAATGGATTTCCCATACGAAATGAGTATTGTATGGTGTGAAGATGCTGGGGCTGTACTTTTGCAACCAATCGGAGAAACAGGGGAATATCAGACGTTTGCCAAATATTCTACCGAAGAAAAAGCAAAGAAAGCTATGGAAGAATTGAGATATGCCTATATGTGTCACAGCCTTGTAAAGATGGGAAAGTCACCGCTAGATGGAATTGGCGAAAAAATCACTATGGGTTTGAGCGGAGTATTTCAGTTTCCTAAAGAGGAAGAATTGGAGTAGGGTATGGAGGTTTTATCGTTTTTAGATGCAGTTCAACGCGATATGGCTGATAATATCTACAACTTTTGTAAAGATGGGAAGTGTATCCAATGTGGAAATTGTTGTAGTAACTTACTTCCTATGAGCCAAAATGAAATTGATGTTATTCGACGGTATATACGCAAGAAGCATATCAAAGAGTGTCGGCATATCGCGCCGGCAACGGTAGCCTATGACATGACTTGTCCGTTTCTTGATACAGGAAAAAGTTGCGAAAAGTGCCGCATTTATCCGGTTCGACCGGAAATATGCAAGCAGTTTATTTGTGACAATGAGCAGAGGGCAAAGCACAACAGGAAGTTGCTAGGGCAGACACGAGACATTATTAATGTAAGAGAAGAATTTTTCGGAAAGCGAGGTGGTTTAAATGCTTATGCGTTGTTGTGGTTCATCATCGGCAGGCAACAGTTACGCTTTAATCAGCAGCAGTGGTGAGATTCTTGCCATTGAAGCAGGTGTGAAATTTATGGACTTTAAGAAAATGATTGATTGGCGTATTTCTGATGTGGCTGGTTGCATTGTGAGCCACGAACACGGAGACCATGCAAGATACATAAAAGATTTTATGAAATCCGGCATTCCGGTTTACACGGCTTTTGAAACGCAGACCGCACTTGAAACCATAACCGGAGAACGTACAATAGCCATTCCGCCGCGCAGAACACGGCAAATCGGCAGTTTTACAGTAACACCCTTCAATGTACCGCATGATACGGAAATCGAGTGCTACGGCTATTTAATCGAGCATGAGGAAATGGGTAAACTGTTATTCTTGACCGACTTGGAATATTGCAGATATGACTTTTCCGGTATAAAGGTTGAGCATATTATGGTGGAAGCCAATTATAGCATGGACTTGGTAGACCGGAATGAGTCAAATTATGAACACCGTTTGCGAGGTCATATGAGCCTTGATACGGCACTTAAATTTATTCAGACGAACGACAACCCAGCTTTACGGAATGTCGTTTTAATACACTTATCGGACACAAGCGGAGATCCCGCGTTATTCCTAAAACGAACGAAAGAAACAATTGAATATGGAGCAAATGTTTATGTTGCAGAGAAAGGGCTAGAGGTTGATATGAACCTTTGTCCGTTCTGAAAGGAGAAAAGATGGAGAAAGGAACAAAGTGCAGAGTTATTAGCGATGATTATGGTTTTTTAAACCGGGAGAAATCGTTATTGCATTAGAAACCGATAATGTGCCATATTGCGCAAAAGAATCGGCATATTCTCCGGGAAAAGCACTTAGCAGTTATAAATTAAGCGATTACAGTTCTTTAACAGAAAGTGAACTTGAAGTAATTGAAGAATAACTAGGTTGAAACACCAGCTGAAAAGCGAAAGAAACCATTCTAACGCATGGCGAATAATAGTTATCACAAGCTTATTGTAAGCCATTGATTACTTGGCGGCATATCCCCCTATATGCCGCCTACGGAAGAAAAAATTATGAGCGAAATTAGAATTTGTAAATATTGTTCAACAGAGTTTACTCCAAAAAGGAGTACGCAAGTTTGTTGTTGTCCAAGATGCACAAGCAGGCTGAATCTCGCAAGGCATCAAGATTCATTGGGCAAGGAAGTTTTTAAAAAACAGTGCCCTAAGTGCGGAAAAACATTTATGACAGTTGGAAGCAAAAGAAATTTGTGTCCAGATTGCGATGCAGTAAAGCGCAAGGAGAAGAAACTTAGCAATAATAAGAAAATCGACTTAATTAGCAAATTGGCGCGTGAATCTGGCATGAGCTATGGAAAATATGTGGCTATGCAGAGTATGAAGCCATTAGAGAGGAAGTGATCGAGTGGGATATAAACACGGATTGTCAAATAAATGCGGTAGATTGTACCCTCTTTGGAAAAGTATTAAATATCGTTGCTATTGCAAAACTTCTCGCGACTATAAAAATTACGGCGGAAGAGGGATTGTGATGTGTGATGAATGGAAGAATGATTTTCTAAGTTTCCACGATTGGGCGATCGCAAACGGGTACAAAGAAGAAAAGACGGATAAGGGATTGAACATTTTAACCATTGACAGAATTGATGTTAATGGGAATTACGAGCCTAGCAATTGCAGGTTTGTAACAAATGCAGAACAAGCTAAAAACAAAAGAAATAGCATTCCTATAGATGAAAAATTTTTAAAATGTCCTGTTTGCGGAAAGCAATTTGTGAAAAAGAAGAGAAATGGGCAAAAAACATGCAGCAATCACTGCGGAAGGATTCTTTATTACAGAGAGCATCCAAACACAAAAGACTATATGAAAATATGTCCTATTTGCAATAAATCATTTAACGCCAAAAGAGGCGGTCATTACAATGACGCGGTTTATTGCAGTAAAAAATGCAAAGATTTATCAGGTTCGCCTGTTTGGGAGCATAACGGACAAACCCATAGGGTTGTTGAGTGGGCTGAAATAGTAGGTATAAATGCACATTGCTTATTACATAGAAAGGGTATGGGTTGGACTATTGAAGAGATATTAACAACGCCATTGAGAGGTAGAAGAAAATGCCGAATGTAAATTATAAGCAGTTATATGCAATAAAAAAGAACAACGAGAAACGGATATTAAGTGTTTGTCCTAGAATGAAAAATCAGAGCGGAATTTATTTCTACACGAGGACTGATGAAAACGGTATATCTTACTTTTATATTGGGCAGAGCGTTGACTGCTTAGAGAGAAATATTTCACATTTATCCGGTTATCAGCACATAGATCTTTCGATTAAAAAAAGAGGATTTTATAGCGAAGAAAATCCGTATGGATGGAAATTGGATTTTATCCATTATCCGAGAGAGAAACTTGATGAAATGGAACAATATTGGATTTTGGAATATACAAAGAAAGGTTATCAATGCCGTTACAACAAAACGGCTGGCGGTCAAGGCACGGGAAAAGAAAAGATAAACGAATTTAAACCGGCAAAAGGCTATTATGACGGCATTAAGCAGGGCAAAAAGAGTCTTGCCAAGGAATTGTCGCATATAGCTGAAAAGCACCTTGAAATCCGCTTGAAGCCAGAGAAACATGGTAACAAAGTTTCTGAAAAGCAGTATGAGAAGTTTATGGCTTTGATTTCTGAAAATACATATGAGGAGAGTGATTAAATGGCAGAAGTCAAGTGGATTAAAATCACAACAGATGTTTTTGATGACGAAAAGATTCTGCTGATTGAAAGTATGCCGAGTGCGGATAGCATCATTACGATTTGGTTCAAACTTCTTATTCTTGCCGGAAAACAGAATAACAACGGTGTGTTTATGATGAGCAACAAGTTGCCGTTCACGGATGAAATGCTTGCCACCATTTTCCGCAGAGATTTGAACACGGTAAGGCTTGCGCTTAAGACATTTGAAGAGTTTGGAATGATTGAAGTTGTTGACAACGTGATAACGATTCCGAATTGGAATAAGCACCAAACACTTGACGCTTATGAGAAGAAAAAGGAACGCGACAGGCTATATCAGCAGAATCGTAGAAAGAAGCAGAAAAACCTAATTGAGCAAAAATCGCCCGATAAATCGTCTGACGTCGCTGTTTCAGATAAAGAAGAAGAGAAAGAAGAAGATAAAGAGAAAGAAAATATAAAAGAAAATTCGCTGTCGACCGATTCCGGAGATTTGTTTGATTTTGACGATGCATGGAAAAAGACTTTTAGTATATACCCCAAGAAAACAGCGTACAGTACCTCTAAAACGGCTTGGATGGATAAAGTGCTAGAAGTTATCGAAGAGAACCAACCAGACATTGCGCGGCTGTTATACAAAGCCACAGAGGCATATTTGAGTGACTATCAAGAAAAGAACCCGGACGATACGGATTTTCGGTACATTCCAAAATATGTTGATTGGCTGAAAAATGATTGCGATTATTGGTTGCAGATTGCGGAGAAACGAGGTGATTGCAGTTGACAGAAGCAGAATTTGGAGTGATCGGGTGCATACTGATTGACAATGATGTGCTAAATAGCATCTGGCGAACACTGAAACCGGAAATGTTTAGTTCTGATTTCGCGCAGGACACATACAAGGAAATGCTTGCCATGTATGACAGGAATGAAAGCATTGACCCAATGTCTTTATCAATGGCACTTGAGAATCACAAATACACGCAGGAACAGATTGGCGAATTGATGAAATCTTGTATTACCGGGACAATCACTTCGACCATGGTTAAAAGTTATGCCGATGCGGTTGCGAAAGAATACAAAGCAAGAACGGTTCGTGAAATGTATCAGAAATCCAGTTTAAAGCCATGTGACATTGATGATACAATCAGCGATCTTCTTACAAGGCTTGAACATTTGCAAGAGGGAAAAGAAGTAAAACTGAAACCAATTAAGCAGATTACAGTTGAGAATAGGGACAAATATTTCAATGAAAGCGTCGGAGAAGGTGGTATAAAAATCGGGTTATCGCAACTTGATGATGCGCTTGGAGATCTTGAACGAGGTGACGTAACAGTAATTGCTGCAAGACCGGCAGTCGGAAAATCTGCACTCACAACGCAGATTATTGGGAATATGGCAAAGAAAGGACTTAAAGTTGCATATTTCAATTTGGAGATGAGCGATAAACAGGTGTATGAACGATTCATTTCAAGACTTGCGGAAATCGGCTTAACGAGAATCAGAAGGGCAAAAGCGTTTCTCGGTGATGAACAGGAAAAATTTAACCAAGCAAATGAAGAGATGAGCGATTATCAATTATGGATTGCATCCGGGACTGTATCCCCGAGAGAGATAAAGTCAGAATGCAGACACCAAAACTTTGACGTTATCGTTGTTGACTATCTGCAATTGCTTATGCCGGATAACAGATATTCCGGAAGAAATGAAGAAGTAGCATCAATTTCAAGAGGTTTAAAATCGGTTGCAAGAGACTTAAATACACATGTGATAGCACTTTCACAGATAACAAGAGCTTCCGAAAGCAGAGGTACAAAAGAGCCTACCATGGCAGAGTTGAGAGAATCCGGAGCAATCGAACAGGATGCGTCAAACATAATTATGCTGTGGAATCTGTCAGACAATGACAAGGGAGCCAAAGGCGTAAAAATCGAGAAGAACAGGCAGGGAATGACAATGCGTGAAGCAATGGAGTTTGATGGAGATCACATGAAGTTTGTTGAAATCGAAAAACCGCTTGATGATGTTGTTGCGGAAATTAAAAAGAAAGAACGTGGGGACGGATTCAAGCCATACAATGGCAATTGTCCGTTTTAGAGGTAGCGGCTATGGCAAGTGCAAAGATCGAAAATGGTTCGGAAGAATGGCAAGTGTTTATGGATTATTGGCAATTCATTCAGAAATACTATTCACCGGACAACACTGATTCTTGGTGGGATGAAGTTGTAAAAGCCGGAGAATCATTGATAAACAAATACAAAGGAATGGAGATTGAAGAGCGCGCAAGACAGCTTGTATTGAGTCATTTTGCATGGTTGGAAATCACATACAGAAAGGAGAAACCAAAGAAATGAGCAATGCGTTGAGGCGGAATAAAAAGCCGACATTTTACACAAAACAGGAAATGCTGATTATCGGGAGAAATGATTTTGAAAAGAGAAATGCTGATAAGGTTATATCAAAATCATACAAAGATTTTGTCGTGATTGGGTACATAATTCTGCATGACAAATTCGGATTCGGACAGACAAGAATCATCCGGTTGCAGGATTTTTTGAAATCCTACTTAGATGAAGCAGCATCCGGTGGAAATACCGGAAAGGACTTGTCTGTTTACCTGAAAAGTAAATACGGAATCGACATCAAAGAAGAAGTCGGAAAAATTCCACAGAGACAGTTAATGAACATGTATGCAAAGAAAGGTTTCTGCATCGAGCGTGAAGCCTACAGACTTTCCAGCGCGTCATTGTTTAACTATTTCGCGCTCACGCTTACGATTCTGAAAAAGGAATTTAAGCTGTCTGTGAAGCAGTTACAGCAGTTCACGGACAAGTTTATTGACTACATCGACACATTGGCTAATTACAAGCAGTTCCAGTTGACGGTGCCGATGATAGCACAGAGTTTGGCGGATGAGATTAAGTTTGTATGCGATTTGGAGGTTTAATATGACGAATAAAGAAAAATACGGAAATAAGATTATAGAACTTGCGACAAACACAGCTGTGTTTGGATTAAAAAATGGAAAGCCTGCAATTTGCGAAGAAATTAAATGTGAAGAGTGCGATTTTTATGAATCAGATTCGTGCAAAGGTAGTACGTATAATTTCCGCGAATGGCTTAATTCAGAGTATGTTGAGCCGCCTGTTGATTGGACTAAAGTTCCGGTCGATACGCCGATTTTGGTAAGAGATAGCGTAGGATTTGAGTGGGAAAAAAGACATTTCGCTAAATGCGAGAAAGGAGTAGTGTACGTTTGGAATCATGGAACAACATCATGGAGTGCGTGTGGAAGTAGTGATATAAGCGCTTGGAAAATGGCAAAGCTGGCAGAAAGCGAGGAATAAGCATGGAGAGATTGACAGAGCGAACAGCGATTGGAATCTTAGTAAAAGAGAATTACGAGAAAGAATCCTTAAAAACCTTGTATTCGTGCTATGGCGAAAAGCCTAATTCATATTATTCCAACTGTGAAGAAGGTTATTGCGCAATGGAGAAGTTAGCGGATTACGAGGATGCGGAGGAACAGGGCAGGCTTTTCAAGTTACCTTGCAAGGTGGGAGATACTGTTTACGTTATTGCTGGAAAAAACATATCTGCACAGAAGATTCAAAGAGCAACGATTGATTCAGAAATGAAAATTGAATTTTGCACAAAAAGAAGAGGATTTGCATTGTTTGATATAGGTAAAACAGTATTTCTCACAGAATCCGAAGCCGAAGCAAAACTGAAAGAATTGAGAGGTGGAGAAGATGAAAGTAGTAACAGTTAGTGATTTGATAAAAATTCTTGATACAAAAGAAAATAGATATGGTGCTACAGGAAAACCGAGAATATTGAATTTATCTTTAAATGGCAATTTTGCTGGCGATATTGAATCTGTAAAGTTAGATGGTTATGGAGATGGACTTATTACGGACGTGACGTTGGAGATTACTACATCTAAATTCACAACCACCAATGCCGACAGGATAAGGAATATGTCGGATGAAGAGTTGCTTGATTTTATCTGTTCAATAGAAACTTATGAAGAGGGTAGCGTTAAGACTATTGAAAATGGGGTTTCAATGCACACAGTGACGGAAGTTAGGGAATGGCTTCAATCAGAAGCGGAATAGGAGAGAGTATGGAAGATAGATACTTATTCAAGGCAAAGTTTGATGATTCCGACAGATGGGTTAAAGGGCAACTTGTTGAAGTAAACGACACTTATTTGATTATTCCGAATCATGCAAGCAAAATATTAGCCGGTTGGTTTTCAGCATCAAATATTATAGAAGTAAAGAAAGATACAATCTGCCGATACACAGGCTTAAAAGACAGGAACGGTAATCTGATTTGGGAGAATGATATTGTAAAAATAAATAATAGCAAGGTGAATACGCTTATAACATTTAGGGATTTTGAAATTATATGTACAATTCCTAACGAAAAATATTATAAGCATAGGCTTGAATATGATACTGAATATGAAGTTATTGGTAACATTTTTGACAATCCGGAACTGTTGGAGGTGCAGGAATGACAGAAAATGAAGTAATTGAGTTATTAAAAAATAATTATCCCAAGACTCGTAAAATGGTGGATGGGAGACTACAGGGTGGATTCGATGATCATGAATGCGATGTGGGAATTGTGATTGACTTAGCAATCAATGCACTTGAAGAAGTGCAGCAGTACCGAGCAATCGGCACACCGGAAGAATGTCGGGAGGCGGTGGAGAAACAGGCGGATGAAAAGCCTACTGCGGTACTTGGAATCTTTGGCGGCAAGGAATACGAATGCAAGAATTGCGGGAGCGATGTATGTTATGGAGACGAATACTGCCGGTGGTGTGGTCAGAAGTTAGATTGGAGTGATGAAGAATGATGTTTCAATCATACATAAATTTCTTTCTTCTAATACTTATAGCCATTAGGCTAGACATTCTAACAGAATTTGGAGTTGAGCTTTTTGCGTTCTGTCAGTTGTAGCGATGATTGGACATGAGGTTTTTGATTATTTGAAGAAAGGAGATAAAAACGATGGGACTGATTGATGCAAATGCACTAAAAGAATATTGCATGCGTGCGAGTAAATCTGATGATGATTTTAGGAGAGTAAGTTTGGCAACATTGGCGAGCGTGATAGACGCACAGCCGACCGCCTACGACCCGGACAAGGCTGTGCGGCAGTTGGAAGAATACCGCGAAGAAATGGAACAGTTCGGATGCAGTGGAATGCTGTCGGACATGATCGAGGTTGTGAAGGGCGGTGGAGTAAATGGCGATTAAACCGATTTTATTCAATACCGAAATGGTCCGGGCAATTCTGGAAAGTCGAAAGAGTTGCACCAGAAGAGTTGTGAAACCGCAACAGTTCATAGGGATGTTGCCGGATAAATGCAAAAATGGAGCACCTGAAGAATTCTTGAAAGAAAAGAAACTCATGTTCAAACCATACTGCGATATGACAGATATAGAACTGATAAATACTGCATACAAAGCTCCATATCAGCCGGGCGATATTCTTTATGTCCGCGAAACTTGGGAATATTTTGAATGTTGTTGTTGCGAGGGAGACGAACATGGAAATTGTTACCGAGAACCACAACAGAGCGCCTTGAATAAAAGCTGTGGCTGTTATATGTACCGGGCAACAGATGAAATATATGGAGATGCAAGGTGGCACCCGTCCATCCACATGCCGAAAG